TGGGTAATTGTATTGTCCTACTGCATAGTCGTATGCTGAGTATATTTTTGATCCAGAATTATCTGCATAAAAATCTTTATTTGAATACATATCAATTTCTAACTTATCAAAATAAGGTAGGTCAAAGGATGAATCTTGTGTAGTCATTGTTACCCTTATATCTAGTATTGGGCTTCCTGAGTTCTGGTTTTTGTTGTAGTATGGCATCGGAGAATTATTTTTGCAAACTACCCATGGCTGATTTGGGATTTGTATTTCAACCAAAATATTATCTACATCCTGCCCATAGCAAATTCTAGAAGAAACAATATCTTCTGGATTTGATATATACAGTCTTTCTTGAAAAGAAAATGTTTTTGTTTCTACGGCATCTGTTTCTTCAAACTCAATTCTGTTATATTCTGAGTTATAATATGCATCTCCAGAAGCAAGTTCTTCTAGTGCTTTTATTCCAGGATACCTATATGAAATGTCTGGTCTTACTGATGCCGAGTTTAATGAAAAAAGAATTCCATTATTTGAATAAACAATTTGTGAGTACTTTGTCTCTTTGTATCCCGACAGATAATGATTTAATATTTTTGCTTCTTCTAGCTCATAGGCATATATTGCTGCTGAATCAACAATAAATTTTTTGCCTGAGTTGGCTGGTCCCAAGGATAGGTTTAAGCTTGAATTAGTAAATTTAAAGCTATCTACAACTGGACTTTCAGAAACAATTTTTCCATCGACATAAAGTGAAATTGTATCTTTAGAAAACATACCTACAACATGCATAGCTTTATTTTTTGTAATCTTATGCCAAACCATCTGTGTTGGACTACATTTAAAAATAATATTTTCATTTTTATAGAATAGACCAATTGAATTGGCAGCATCTCCTAGAATAATATATTCGGCATTGTCATCTTTGGCTGGACTAAACCATATTTCAAATGAGAATGGGCCATCTGGATTTCTATTCATACCAAGTCCTAGGGCTTTTAGGCTTATCTGTGCATTTTCATTTATCTCTGTTCCTCTTACTCCCGCCCCAATAATAGGAAGAACTTCCATATCTGAGGTATTAATTGCATAGCCCTCCATTGAATTTCCAGTGTAATCAATTATTGGTAGCCCGCTTACAGCAGCATATGATACGCCATTATCTTTTAAATCTTGATATGTTGAATATAGAGTTGTTAAATTGCTGTATACGCCAACTTCTCCAGAACGAACTTCATCTAGTAAAAAAAATGCAACTGGATTATCTTTTAAGACAGTATATTTATATGACATGTCTTAAATCTCTTCTAGTGCTTTAACTCTCGCTGTAAGCTCTTGTACTGCTTTAATTAATGGTGAAATAAATTGATCGTATCTTAATCCTTGCATAGAATCTTCTTCAGACATATCAATCTTTACCCAGCCAGCAAAGTCTTCTACTCCAGATTCATCTAAAGCTTCTTTTACTTGCTGAGCTATAAGTCCATAATGAGTTCTTGTTCCAGGAAGTGAAACTAAGTCTCCATCTACTAATTCTTTCCCGCCCTCAATAAATTTATATTTTACTGGATTTAAATTGTTTATAAAATCTAATCCTAAGTCGGAAGAAAAAATATCTGTCTTTAGTCTTTCATCAGAAGTATTTATTGTTCCAGTGTTAGAGTATATAGTTTTCCAAAATCTATTTGATGCTACACCAGCACCCGCATCTATTGGCTGTCCTATTGAGTACAAGTTATTTGCAAGTGGGTACCAGTTTGAGTTTACTCCATATCCAGACGTTGTTGGAATATTTAATGAAATAGTTGTAGGTACTGGATCAATAGTTGCACTAGATCCAGGGATTCCTTGTGGGCCTTGTGCTCCAGTTAATCCAGTTGCGCCTCTAGGTATTGTAAAAGCAAATACAGCATTTGTAGCGGTTCCAGTATTTGTGACAGAAGCATTTGTTCCAGCTGCACCAGTTGTTGTTGTTCCAATTGCTAGTGTAGTTGGCCCTGGTATTCCTTGTGGTCCTGCTGGGCCAACAGGCCCTTGTGGTAAAACAAGATTTAAAGTTTGTGAGGGACTTGTGCCAGATATAGTTGCATCTGCATTTACACCAGACTCAACAGTTCCTATTGAAAGAACATTAGATGGTCCTGGGCCTCCAATTATTCCATCTACACCTCTAGGTAATGTTAAGTTTAATATTGCTGCTTCTGGTGTTCCTACATTTACTACTGACGCTGGAGTTGATGCGCTAACAGTTGTTACAGAGCCTATCGTTAAAGTCCCTGAAGGCCCTTGTGGGCCAGGATGAGCATCTAGATAAGCATCTACATCAGCAGCAAGGTACCCTAGGTCTCTAGGGACGTCTGGCGTGTCTGTATACTGCGGGTACCTAAACCCTTTTCCTGTTGTGCTCATTTTTTTATTATACCACCTATTTACTTAATATATACATGTGCTGGGCTCATGTATCTTGTCCCAGAAGTGATTGGCATAACTTCATGTACATAAGGCTGCTGTGATGGGAACATAATTAGACTTCCAGCCTTTGGCTTAATTGTAATGTTTTGATTAGGAAAATGAATTTCTCCGCCTTCATAATCGTCATTTACATAGGCTACCAAAGAAAATGCTAGAGTTGAATCTCCATCTTGCCCATCAAAATGTGGGCCCATGGACTGGCCCTGGTTCCACTTTTTAATTGGAACTTGGTTTAGCTCTAAATTATATCTATTTTTATCCAGGTTATTTCCAGCTAAATATCTATCGGAACACATTTCAAATGCCATCAAAAAGCTATTTGCTATGTAAAGAGTTTTTTTATCAATTGCATCAGACCCAGTAGATTTTTTTAGATTAGATGAAAATATATTTTTTGTAGCCCCGTACACTATAGATTCATTATCGCTTGCTGTCCAGTTTTCCCACTTTGAAATTCTACTAAATGATGATGGCTCTAAATCTATCTCTTCTATAAAGTCCTTTAAGTACTCTGGAAAACTAAGTGCATTCTCCCAGTACCATATATTTTTTTCTACAATCTGCAAATTAAACATTGTAAATTGCTTGAATATTGGCTCGCCTTCCATATTAGCCCTCTACTTCTGATGCTGGATAAACTTCTCCACGTGGAGTTATTCTTAAACCTTTATTTCTATAGTCTTCCCATTCAATGGCTTCATCTGCCTGCATTGCTCTAACTTTAGCAAGCTCTTCAGCCCAGGCATCTCTAACCTCTTGTGGGTAGTCACTCTCTTCTCTGTCATCCCAGAATGAGCCAAGTGTGTACCTGATTGATTTCTTAACTGTAGTAACTTCGTGCATATTGTGGAATCCTCCAGCAAAAGTGACTAAGGTTCCAGTTTTCGGAACAATTGTAAGCCCATGCTTAAAGTTTAAAACTCCATCTTCAAAGTCATCATTTAAATAAAGAAATGTTGCATATCTGCTTCTAGTAAATGCTCCTGAAACTCCATCATTAGATGTATTGTCAGAATGCATATTGGCAAAAGCTCCTGGGGCCCATCTTTGAGAATGCCAGCTAATTTGTGACATTTGTGCAGGATCTTTTCCAGCCATATCTGCTGTAACGTCAACTACTCTTTGTTTTAGAACTTGAAAAAAATCTCCTGGGAGCCCATTAGCAATTGTATCTGGATCATTTAGCTCTGGAGTTCCTGATGAGTATGACTCATAGAATGAAATTGGCATCCATCTTAATTGATCTTTTTCCATTTTAATTGCCAAAACTTTAATTATTGCTTGACATTCTTCTGGAGTAAGAAAGTTTTCATACTCAACTATATCCTCTTTATGTCTTTTAACAATCATATTTCTTTCCATTAGTACATTTCTCCATCTTCTGTTGGATTGTAAACCTCATACGGAACCTGAACTCCATCTTTAAAATAAATCATATTTCTTTTGTTTTCGTAATTAGTTCTTTCCATTTCCATCTTAGCCCATCTAAATGCACCAAATTTTCTTTGGTTGGCAAGCCACTCCTCTGTTCCGTTATGAGGAACCATTATAAAGTTTCTTACAAAAAACTTCTCATTGGTGTTAATTGTTTTAACGCCATGGTAGTATGGCTCAGTAGAAGGGAATACTAAAATATCTCCTGCAGCTGGCTTATGGTTTATAAACTTGCCGTCTACGTAAAATTCTATGTCTCCGCCGTCATAATCATCATTGATATACATAGTACATGTAAGGTAAAATTTGCTTCCAGGCATATCTTTTTCTGAAGTAATATGGTCTGTATGATACTGCATTGTCATCTTATTTGATAGAGTATCTATTTTAGCGTTATACTTTGAGTAAGAACATCCACTAAAATGCCAGCCTTCTGGAAGATCAACACCATGTCTTTCTACATAGTCTAAAAGAACTTTATTATAAGCTGCCTCTACTTCTTCAACAAACTTTTTCTCTTTGATAAACATTTCGTCAGACAAAACTTCTGTAGAAACTTCTCGCATGTCTTTCTTTTGTGTGTATGTGCCAAAATGTGCCCAAGGATCCCACGTCTTCAAAAAGTACTTCCCATCTGATGTTTTTTCAGACTCATTCATTGTTTGATACAGTTCTTGTGGATTAGATAGAACGTTTCTGTAGACATCAATTTTAGGATGTAGCTCTATGTACTCTAAATTACTCATGGCTGTTTTTCTCCTGTATGTTTTCTTATCGTCCAAAAAAATGGCGAAGTAAATCTATTTCCAGATTTTACTGGTCTTACCCCGTGAGTATAATTCATATCTCCTGGGAAAAAATATGCTGCTCCAGCAACAGGCTGGAACTCAATTCCATGTTGTGGGAAGTAAAGCTCTCCACCTTCATAATCATCGTTAAAGTAAAACAGTCCAGCTAAATCGTACCATGGGAAATTATTTGGTCTACCTTTTTCTGGGCCAGAGTGAAATTCTTTGTCTGCATGAGGCTCTTGTCTTGCACCTACTGGCCAGCGAACAATAGCTGGACCAGTTTCTTGTGCATCTACGCTAAAAAATTTATCTACTTCTATTTTTAATCTTGCTATCATGCTATAGATTAAATCTAATATTTCTGGATCAGAAGCCATAAGAGATGCATAGGTACAAACTCTATCTTCCCATACTGTGTGATCATATAGCACAAGGCCGTCTGCATCTCTGCGTGTTTCAGTTATATCCCAAATTTTATTATTTTTTGCAAAGTCCATGAGTCTTTTTCTCTCATCTTCTGATAAGAAATTTCTTAGCTCTACAATGTTGTCTGAAGAGTTGCCAAAAAAACCAGAAGGTGTAATAGATTTAGGTGCATTGTTTTCCCAGTTATCTGCTAATTTCATCTTTATCTCCATAATTAATTATATCATTGCTTACCTTAAGCCTTATTGATTTTACCTGGTGAGAGCCTATTTTTCTCTTTAAATGATCAACTGCATCCCTATAAAAATTTGACCAATCTCCAGAATTATTTAACCCTTTTATTGTTTCCCTGTATTCATTTGGGTCAAATACATCATTGTATGGATTTTGGGGAAATTTTGAAATATCCTGAAAAACCATTTCAGAATTATTTAATGAGCTTAAATCTATTGGTAGTACTGCTACTACTGGGGTTCCTGCCTTAATGGTTATTACTTCATTTGGCTTTGTTATCATCCAGGCAATAGGGAGTGGGCCAGTAAAAAAAGAACTACTCATAATTGTAGTAAACGGAACTGCACCATCAATAAATAAATTTGGAACTGGCATTGAAAGCAAGCTTAAGTTTGTATCTGTTTTAAAAACTAATCCGCTATTAAAACTAATAGTTCCATTTGCTCTTCCAGAATATGCATATTTTTGTCCAGACAATATTTTTACGTGATCTGGGCTGCTATCAGAAATTCCATCCCATATAAAAGATATGTCTTCTGGAAAAGATATTCCCCAGCCAAGCTGGTTACTTAAACTAACTGGAAAGCATTTGTATGCATGAGATTCAAATGTGTTGTCCATCCACTCTCTTTTTGCAGATAATGGCTCAAGTATACCAAGTCCTTCTTTAGTTATAAATACTTCTATTTTATCCATTTTGGTTTTTGCCAGTTGACAAATCTTCTTCTACCCATTTTGACCTCATTTGCATAAACTCTTGTCTATGAGCATGGTCATTGTAATCTAACATGGTTACTATTGAAAATTTCATTCCAGATTCAACTGGCATGGCTCTATGTGAAAATAAATATGTAGATGGGAATATATATAGGTCTCCAGCTTTAGGCTTAATGTCTAAGTTTAATTTAGGAAAATATAGGTTCCCTCCCTCATAGTCATCGTTTACATAAGCTACAAGAGATACTGTGGCGCTGTATGAAAACCCATGATCAGCATGCTCTTGAAAATGCTGTCCTTTGCCATATCTAATACAATTCATTACTTCCCAGTAATTCATTTTTACGTTATACATATTACAATAATCTTCTACTGCTGGTAACTGATGCTGCTTTAAATCCTGCCATAAATCTGAAACCAATGATTGTGTTTTAGATTGTGGATTAGATATTTCTCCTACCTTAATATCTTCACAATCTCTGTAAGATGGTCTTTTTTCGCTATAACCAACAAATCCAAATGTCCATTCATATCTAGACTCTTTGTCTTCAATTGCAGACTGACCTATTACATTTAACCTATTTATTACGTCAATTTCTTTTTTAATTACATCTCTATACACCCAAACTCCTGGGAAAAGCTGTTCTTTAGAAGAAAAATTATATATGTTATTCATACTATGAAGTATAGCATTTTTTAATTAGTAAAGTCAATAAAGGACGGGAGATTTCTCTCCCGTCCTTTATTTGTGTTTTATATTAAACTGCAAAGACTCCTGGTGCTCCGAATCCTGGCGGTGAGAAGAATCCTGGCGGTGCGAAGAATGCTGGCGGTGCGAAGAATCCTGGCGGTGCGAAGAATGCTGGCGGTGCGAAGAATCCTGGCGGTGCGAAGAATCCTGGCGGTGCGAAGAATCCTGGCGGTGCGAAGAAACTTGGCGGTGCGAAGAATGCTGGAGGGAAGAATGGTGGTGCAAAGAATGACGGTGCTAATGTCGTAACAGTATTTGTGTTATTTGATGCTGCTGATCTTCCATTAGCATTATCTGCATAAACATTGTAGTACTGAGATGTACTAGCTGTATCTGATATTGATATAGATAAGTTAGTTGTATTTCCAGTTGTTCCATCATTACCTTGAACAAAGTAGTTGGTTATTGGCTTTCCACCTGTTGCAGGTGCTCCCCAGCTAACCGTATTTGCATTAACTCCAGCAGTTGCAGATGCGCTTGTTGGTGCAGCTGGCTTTGTTGTTGCTGTTGCTGATGCTGAATTAGAATCTGCTGATGTTCCATAAAGGTCAACTGCTTTTACTGTATAAGAGTAAGAAGTTCCACCAACTAGTCCAGTATTAGAGAAGGTAGTAGTAGGAGCACTTACTGTTCCTACCTCTACTCCACTTCTAAATATTTTGTATTGAGTTGGTGCATTTCCTGTTGCTGGTGCTGTCCATGACAGATTAATCATTCCATCGTTAAAGTTTCGTTGGTTATTAACGCCGTTCAAATGATCTGCTGCGGTTAGCCCAGTTGGTGCATTTGGGCCAATGAAGTTGTCTTGAGCTGATGCTCTTCTGCCTATATTTTTTGACATTTTATTCTCCTATTCCCCAATTATGCTTTCAAGTCTCCAGCAAGTAACCATGTATCTGTTGCTACCTTGGTTATTGTTGCTGATGAATATAATGCTCTTAGCTTTAGTCCTGGAGTTCTCAATATTGTAACTCCAGATGCTTCTGCAAATACTGCGTCTGCTCCAGCTGACTGGTAGAAGCTTATTGAAGTTCCTATTGGATAAGCTGTAGTTGCATTTGTAGGAACTGTAATTGTGTGTGCTCCAGAAACTGGAATTAACTGATCTCTTAGCGCTAATCCACCTGTTGATAGATTGTATGCTCCAGCAATTGCTGTTCCAATTACAGTCCGTGAAGGAACGCCTTCCTTTGTCTGAGTTCCATCTGTAAACGCTACACCTGCTGCTGCAACCGTTACTGTTCCAGTAAATGTTGGTGAAGCAATTGGTGCTTTAGATGCAAGACTGGTAGTGACTGTTGTTGCAAAGTTTGCATCGTCACCTAGTGCTGCAGCAAGCTCATCAAGGGTGTTAAGGGCTGCTGGGGCTGCTGCAATTACTGCATTTACCTGAGCTGTTGCATCTGCAATTGCTTCTGACTTAGCAGTTGCTATTGCTGAAGCCTGTGCTGTGGATACTGGCTTTGATGCATCTGATGTATTATCAACATTTGCAAGGCCTACTGAAGACTTTGTAAGTGCTGCTACTGCATTTGCAACCTTTGTGTCTGCTGCTAATCCTGCTGCTGTAATTGCATCTGCTTCTGCAGTGTCTGCATAAGACTTTGTTGCAAGAAGTGCTGTATCTGCAATTCCATGAACATCAGTTGTATCTGATGCGTGATTTGAAAGAGCTGTTGCAGCTGATCCAAACTGTGTTTGAATTGAAGATGTAACTCCATTTAGGTAAGTTATTTCTGTTGAATCAACATTACCTATGGTTGTTGACTCTGGCAAAACAACTAGACCTGCAAATGTTGGTCCACTTAGTGGTGCTTTGGCATCTAGTGCGTCTCCTAGTCCAGCAATCTTGGACTGTGCAATTTCTGCACCGTCAACAATTTTTGCATTTGTAATAGACTGAGCAGCAATCTTAGATTCTGTAACTGCATTGTTTGCAATTTTTGTTTCTGTTATGGCACCGTCTGCGATTTTACCATTAACTACTGCATTGTCTTGAATTTTTTCGCTAGTTACTGAATCAACAGCTAACTTTACATCAGTTACAGAGCCAGTTGCAATTTTGTCAGTTGAGATAGAACTATCTGCAACTTTATCGTTTGTTACTGAGTTGGTTGCCAATTTTTGTTCTGTTACAGAGCTATTTGCAATTTTTTGTGTTACCACAGCGTTTGCTGCAAGCTTTTCTTCTGTTACTCCTTGACTTTCAATTTTATCAGTTGTAACTGCACCGTTTGCAATTGAAGCAGATATAATTGATGAGACTGGAACATCAAGTGTTCCAGTAAATTCTGCGTTATTTATTGTTGCGCTAGATGTTGCTTCCAATCTTCCAAGGGCTAGTGTGTCTAAGGATCCTTGAGCAAAATTAACTACAGTGGTTGGAGTATCTGTAACTCCTTTGAAAAGCTTCCACTTGTCTGCTGATGCATCACGAACTAGTCCAGTGTGGTTTGCTACTCCAGTGTTATGGTTAGCAACAAATCCTAAGTCTAAAATGTTTGTTGTATTGTCTTTTCCAATTGATAGAAGTGCATCTTCAAAAGCAACATTTTGGGTATCAATAGTTGTGGTTGTTCCGCTTACAATTAAGCTACCATTAATAACTACGTTTTGAGCTGTTAGATCTCCCTCTGTTGAAATATGTGTTGTTAGGCCTGTTAGTTTTAGTTGAGCTTCTGGAACTTTAACGTTTCCATCAAGTGAAGCAACTCCGTTTGCTATGCCTCTGTCACCTGTCTCTAGGTATCCTGACAATGAGCTATTTACTCCATTTACAGCAGCATCTGTGTAACCTTCTGCTGCTGAAATAGCTGCTTCTCTAGCTGCTGATGCTTCTGATGTTGCAAACGCTTTTGTAGAAATAACATTTGTATCTACAGTTATTGTTATTGTGTTTGATCCATCATTATAGGTCTTTGTAAGACCTGCTCCCATTGAAAGAGCCTGATCTATAGCATCTTGTGAAATTTCACCAATTGCTGCTGTGTCGGCTGCTGCATATGAAAGAGCGGTCCATGTAGATGAACCATTACCGAATTTAAATTTATTAGTGTTTGTTTCAACACCCATTTCACCTGCAGCTAATACTGGATTTGCTGCGGTCCATTCTGAAGATAAACCTCTACGTACTTGAATTCTTACTGTTGACATTATGCCACCCCTTTAATTTGATATATTGAAATTATAGCATTAAAACGATTATACTTGAGCATCATGCTACTAACGCTCCTGAATCAAAAGTTATTCCGAATTCAGATGTTGATGGCTCTCCGCCAGATATGAACTTGTTTGTTCCTGTTGGAGTTACACCGTTTGCCTGAATTATATATGTTGGTTGACCATCGTAATCAATAGCCAATCCTACGTCCATAAATGTAAGCATGTTAGCTTCATTTGGAATCTCTGAATATAAAGCAATAGGCTGCCAAGTTCCATCTATCTGAACCTTGAGCCTATTTGTTGTTGTATCAAAAGATATTGGGGCTGACCCTAAAACTATGTCTGTGTCAAACGTCGCAGTGCCTGCTACATTTAACCCGTTCTTTACTCTAAAATTTTTATTTACTGTTGCCATTTAAGTTCACATATCCCCTAATTGTTATTGTGGGGGATTTTTAAGGAATCCCCCAAAACCTTTATTTAATTATTTAAGAAGTGTTCCAGTTACTTTGATTGTTGAATCATTTACTGGATCTACTCTTAGCTGAACATTTGCACCAGATACTGATGCTGTAATTGTGCCTCGTGCTCCATTAGTTCCAACGATTGCATACTCTGTAATTGCTACGTTGTCTGATGAATCTAGAGTTACTAGAATTTCTGATATTTCGTTGTGTGTTCCGTTGTCAATCTTAACAACAAACTTTCCTGAGCGGTAAGCCGCCTTTGGCCACTCGTATGCAGTTACAACAACTGATCCAAGTGATGTTGATGATGCTGCAATTTGCTTAGCCTCATCATTAATGTTTAATGCTGTGAATGCTGTAGTTCCATCTTGCTGTGCTGTATTAGCTGCTGCTGCTGTTGCTTCTGCTGCTGCTTGAGCGTCGTTAGCCTTAGATGTTGCATCTGCTGATGCAGTAGCTTCTGCTGCTGCTTGGGCTGCGTTAGCCTTAGATGTTGCATCTGCTGATGCTGTGGCTTCTGCTGCAGCCTGTGCTGCGTTAGCCTTAGATGTTGCATCTGCTGATGCTGTGGCTTCTGCTGCAGCCTGTGCTGCGTTAGCCTTAGATGTAGCGTCTGCTGATGCATTTGAAGCGGCAGTTGCAAGACTTGCAGTTACATCTGCTGAATTAGCCTTTGTTGCTAATGCTGATGTAAGAGTTGTTGTGTAATTAGCGTCGTCATTTATTGCTGCTGCCAATTCATTTAATGTGTTAAGAAGAGCTGGTGCTCCATCTACTAATGAATCTACTGCATTTGAAATTGCTGTATTGCGGTTTGAAACCTCTGTTGATATTGCAGATGAAAGAGCTGATGCTGCAGTTGCTTCTGCTGCTGCTTGAGCGGCGTTAGCTTTTGTAGTAGCATCTGCTGCTGCTGCAGAGATTGCTGCAGACTGTGCTGCATTGGCCTTTGATGTTGCATCTGCTGATGCTGTAGCTTCTGCTGCTGCTTGAGCGGCGTTAGCCTTAGATGTTGCATCTGCTGCTGCAGTTGAAACTGAAGCTGCATCGCCTGATACTCTAAGTGCTGCTTCTGCGGCTACCTTAGTTGTAGCATCAGTTGCTGCTGCTGTAATTGCAGCTGACTGTGCATTTGAAGCTTTTGTGCTTGCATCAGTTGCTGCTGCAGAAATTGCTGCTGCTTCAGCTGCTGAAGCGGAACCGTATGAGTCAAATGTATTAGCATTTACTGTAAGGTTACCTGAACCATCTACAGAAAATACTCCTGTATCTACTGACTTTACAAGTGTAGCTCCACCAACGAGGTTGAGAATATAGGAATCTCCACCTGTTTCTGTAAGTATATTTTGACCACCGATTGTACCTGTGTTACCTTCTACAATGAGGCCTGATTTAATTCTAAAGTTTTTTACTACTGTTGCCATTTATATGACTCCTCTTACTGCTTTTTTTGTTATGCCTTTAATGCTGTTCTTACAAATCTTACTGCGATTTCACCAGAAACAGGGGTGACTCTTAAACTAATTATACCTGAATTTTCTTCAAAGGTATAAGTAAATAGGCTATTGTTTGTGTTTGATATGATGTTAGACTCTGATACTAGCATGTCTGATCCAGATTGTGTTGCCGTGATCTCAGATGCATAAACATCTGCTCCCCTTGTAACCTGAAGATTATATCTTACTGTTTTCCATGTATTTTTTGCAAATGAATCTACATTAGTTGCATTTTCAATTCCATAAACTGCAAGGTCGTTATTACCTTCTAGGCCAAGTAGCTCTATTACATTGTCTGTGCTGTTATCTAGGTCTCCTAGAATAGAAACTATATCGTTAATTTTATAGGTTAAAGAATCTGGATCTTGTGACCCATCTATTCCTACCTTTATTTGAAGAGCTTCAATTGCATCATTTGCATTTGCATGTTGCTCTGAATGTGATGGCGCTGATAATTGATCAGTGCCGTTTGGATTAATTAATTCGTCTAGATTGTTTGGATAATTGGTGGCCATTGGCTACCCCCTTGTGTAAGTCTTGTTACTTAGTCAATTATATCCTACAAATATTTATAATCCACCAAATTTACCATTTATTTATAGGGCATTGAGCAGCAGAAAGCTTGGTTTTTAACTTCATTATACATCCGCATTTTTTGCATTGTGTAGTTAAGTCAATGAACTCTGGACAAGACCTACACACGCTATACCTTTGTTCTTGCAATTCATTTGGTGCAAAATCTGTGTTGGGGTTTAACAAATCCCAAGGCCTAGTGTCACCTAAGTTTTCTTTGTATTTTTCCCATGCACTTTTTTCTGTCATAGTTTAACTTTCTAGTGTTGTAAGCTTGTATTATAATTTTAACATAATTTACATTAATATGTCAATGTAAGTTTTATATTTGTTTATACAGCAAATACTCCTGGTGCTCCGAATGCTGGCGGTGCGAAGAACTCTGGTGGCGCAAAGACTGGGTCTGGGTCTGGTTCTGGGAATGCTGGTGGTGTAAAGACTGGTTCTGGATCTGGATCTGGAAATGCTGGTGGTGAAAAGAATCCTGGTGGCGCAAAGAATGATGGTGGTGCAAATACAGCTGGTGCACATCCTGCTTGGGCTGCGGCTGCTAAAGCGGCAGAAGATGTTGATCGGTATCTCAATACTTCTCGTGCACTACTTGGACCTGAAATTACATCTGTTGGAATTGATGAAGCAGTATAAGGACCACTAACAGATGGACTTGAGCCATAATTTCCAGAGTTATTGTTACACAAAGAATATCCTATATAATAAGTTACTGTTACTGGTGGTGTACATTCCTGAGTTTGTGTTTCAGTATATGCAGTGCATGATCCAGCATGATAGTTTGTTCTTGTTTTAGTTTGTGTTCCTTCAGAAGAACATGTGCTCCATGCGCTCCATGCACTTGGTGTTGGACATGAAATAAAATCACCGCAGCATTGCTGTCCAACGCTTATTGCATAAGTTGTAGAGTTACCAAGTAACTGTCTTCCAAGCTCAGCACAGGTATATGCTGCTGCATTTGTTATAGTTCCTGGACATGCTGGTTTTTCTTGTGGTGGTGGGAAATCTGGGGATGCTTGATACGTAAACTTATTTACTGTAATTGTAGGTATTGGAGATGAATTTACAATAGTTCCAGCAGCGGGGGATTGTGAAGAAACTAGTCCTTCTTTTGTATAATCAGTGGTGCCAACTGCTGTTCCTGCTGCAATGTTGTAACTTGATGTGCTAGAAGGATTATATGTTCCAACTAGGTTTGGGATTGTATATGTTGTGGGTACGCAAACTGGGGTTCTAGATACTCCTCCAGCAACCTGATTATTTATTCCTGGCTCATCAGCGTTGCAAGCTGCATTTAATCCTGTAAGAGCTGCGCTGCTATTTGCATAAGTTCCAGTTACTCCAGCCCCATTGCCGCAACAGGCCCAATATTGAACTGGTGAAGTAGGCTCTTCTGCTTCTTTTGTTGTAGATGCAACTGAGTTACTGCTATATGTTTTTGAGGTAGTATTTAAATCGGTAGTCAATACATAAACAGAAGATGTTATTGACTTGTTGTCATATTGAGTTGTGTCGCCTAGGCTTAATGTACTTCCAATTCCAAATGGTATGTTGACCCCATCCGCATACCATTCATGAATATAAGAATAAATTGAAGAAGAATTACTCCATGTTCCATTTGTTGATGTAAATGATCTTCCAGTTCCAGAAACTGTTGGTGCAACTTGATTTACTGGTAAAGGAACTGATGGATATACTATAGGTAATCCTGGGAAAGAAGACCATGATGTTTCAGTAAATCTTGGAGCGGTTCCAGTTACAGTAATTGTGTATGATCCATATGTTGTTCCGCCAACCCCTATTCTTTCAATCCAATATGAGGTTTGAGAAGGACCTCCAGAAAAATATGAACTAGACTCCATATTACCGTTGTTATATACAATCCATTCTGTTGGCTGTATTAAATTTAAAGACCAAGACAGGGTTCCTCCATTTGAGCTTGAAGACATAGTCGTTGTAACTCCAGGCTTATTTGGCTTTACATCAGAAACTGATGCATTAGCACCAATACCTTGAACTGTAGTTCCGCTAATATTAGATGTATTTAGTGGTCTTACTAATAACAAAAGTCCGCCGCTTCCATTTCCAGTATCTATCTCATATGTATTTACATCTCCAGTAAGCTGTATTTCTCCAGAAGCGGCACCTGAATATTGTATATAAAAATCATTTGCTCCAATTGGCTTTGTCCAATCTACTTTTATTACTCCATTTGATACTACAGATGCAGATACAACAGAAAGTTTTTGTGGACCTATTAATGGGCTCGGTAAAGTATAGACATCTGGATCATTATCTCCAGCAGCATTTGTAGCTGTTACCTTACACCTTACAACATACCCAACATACTTTAAAGTTCTAGTAGAATTCCATTCGTCTTCATCTAATTGAAGTGTATTTGATGTCTTGCCTGTAATGTTTGACCAATTATATGAAGACCCAGTCCATGCTGCTTTTTGCCATTGATATTTAAATGAAGTTGGAGAATTTTCCCAGACACCGTTTGAAACAGAAACAGTTTCTTGTGCTGCATACCAGAAAGCTCCTCCTTGCAATGAAAGTATAGGAAGCTCTGTGTTTTTTGGTTTTAAGTCAAGTAGGGATTTCCATTCAGAACCATCCCATATATATGCCGCTTTAGATTCATTCCATGTGCTTCCATCATGAATCTGTACTTTTTTTAAAGGATTCCAACTGGAACCGTCAAAAATATTTAGCGGCATTTGGTCTCCTTAGTATTGAATGTAGATGTCTCCAGCAGAGTTTCCGCTTGAAGGTGGTGTTATATCTGTTCCATAAGTAATTTTATTAATATTTGATCCTGATATACCATTTGTGTATCCAGTAACAACAGTTCCGCCAAGTGCTATCGCTGTTCCATTTATGGTAATTGAATTATTTTCAAGCATTGTATTTGATATTGCTGGCACAGCAGATGTTAATATCTTACCTGCTGAATCTAGACCAGCATACCCATTGCTTTGGTTTCTTTCATTTTCTGGCTGATATCCACCAAGTGAGTTTTCTATTCCTTCTATTGCCAAGTCAGTGTAATCATTAGCAGAGGCTAAAGTAGAAGCCAAACCTGAAGTTAGGTTGATAGCTGTTGCATATCCAGATATTAATGCCCCTGCTGGTATTGTAACTGTACCAGTAAATGTAGGAGAGGCAATTGGTGCAAACCCTGCAATACTTGCTCCTTCTGGAATTGTTACTGTACCAGTAAATGTAGGAGAAGCAATTGGTGCCTTTAATCCAATTAAAGATGTTAAAGAAGAAGCTGCAGTTTGATCTTGTGCAATATAATCTGAAATCTCTTTAAGAGTATCAAATGCAGTTGGTGCAGAAGCAATAACTCCTTCAATAGCAGAGACTAAATCTGAAGATCTTGCTATTGTTTGTGGTATAACAGATTCTAATACCTTGCTATTTGAGTCCAAACCAGCAATTCCACCAGAAGAATTTCTATCTGAAACTGGAATGTAATTTGTTAATTCTGAAATTGGGACATAATTTGTTAAGCTAGTATTAACTTCTGTTCTTAAATCATCGACTGCTGTTAATGCAGATACAAGCACAGCTGTTCTAGCATTGTTTGTGGCTGAAATTGCTCTAGCATTAGTAAAATATAAATTGCTGCCTTCTGGAACGTCTGAAGTAGAAGATATGTTTGATATAGGCGGGATAAAACCTGAAAGTGCTTCGTCTGTATATTCCTTGGCCCCAGCGACTTCTTGATCTACATAGCCTCTTGTTTGTGTAATAAGTGGATTTACTATGTTATTAACTCTAGACTCTGTAAAATAAAGTCTTGTTCCTTCTTCTATATCAGATGTGCTTAAAGCATTTATTGATGCTACTGTAAATTCTTCAGCGTCTGCTTTAGCGGTAACAAGTGCGGCAGCAACTTTGTCTGTTGCATCTATTGCTGCAGCTAGTTTAGCTGCATTTACTTTTGTTGTAGAATCTTGTTTTGCTTCATCTAGTGCATCATCTGCAGATCCTATTGGGTCAAATAACCCTTGCACTGCATTGACTGCTCTAGGTTCTGAAAAATATAAATTTCCTGATTCTGTAATGTCATTTGTTGTAATAGAAGACAAAGCATTTTGTATTGCAAGCAGAGCTTCGGAGTCTAATGAAACTTGATCTGGAAGCTGGGATAAAGGAATTTTGCCATCTGAATTTAATGTAGCAACTCCGTTAGCCATTCCAGGTTTAAGGGCATAAGAAGTTATTGAGTTCCATCTTTGAGTTCCATTGCCTATTTTAAACTTAAGCGTGTCTGTTTCTATTCCTATTTCACCGTTCAAAAGCAATGGGTTATTTGCTGCCCAGTTTGCTGCAACATCTCTTCTTAATTGAATTTTATATGCCATTATGAATTACCTCCATCGAGTGATGGTGCATCAAAGTCTTCCGACCCTCCGCCTCCCAAAATCTCTTCCTCTACTACTGTTGTTCCATCAAAAAGACCTGCATCAAACAATGTTTCTTCAACAAACGACGGGCTATTAAGATTACTACCAGGCAATCCTCCGTCATATCCAATTATCTCAGGTAAAACAAGTCCAGGAGTATTTGGATTATCAAGATTCTTAAAGTCAATTTGATTCTGTATATCTATTGTATGTACATCTCCATCAAATGTGTGGGTGTGCATATAGAATGGAGTTGGATCTGTACTTGGAGGAGTAAGCTCTATCCAAGTAGTTCCATTGTGAACACGCAAGTTTTTTGTAGTAGTATTTATGTATACTTCTCCAACTTGCCCAAATGCTGGGTCTGTTGACAAGGCTAATAGCCTTAAAGGTACCAGCATCTGTCTAGACATGATTAGCCTACTACAACTACTCTGTATTCTCCAGCTGATGGAGCGGATGCAAAGTTGATTGTTACTGAATTAGCATTTGGCCTAAGAACATCTGCCTCAACTTGTGCATATGGTACGGCAGCTTCAAATATTTGAACTGTCACATCTGTTGTTCCTAAATTGTGTGTAATTGTATAAGATGTTGCAGATGCGCCTAAAGTCTGTGCGAACTTTCTTGCAATATCATGATAGTTTGATCCATTATTTGTTAATGTCCATTTATCGGATGTTTCGTTCCATAGTATTTCTACATCTGATTCTGTTCCACGCTCTACTACTACTCCAGCATCTGTTGTTGGAGTTCCAGTAAAATTGCTGTTAAGCTTTACTTTATTATCTTCAATGTTAATCTGTGTTGTATTTACAGAATTAACAGTTCCTATTACATTTAAATTTCCGCCAACTTGTAAGTTGCCAGCTATCTCAACATTGTCTGGCAAACCAATTGTTACTGCAGCATTATGTCCGCTATTTGGTGAAACAGTAACTTCATTTGCTGTTCCAACAATTGTTGCTACATAATCACCAGTTGTTTGTTCATCAAGTGGTATGATTAAGTCTACTTCGCCTGCGTTTGTAAGTCTACCTTGTGCATCTACTGTAAATGTAGGAACTTTCGTTGTTGATCCATAATCTCCAGCTGATACCGATGTATCATCTAAATCTATTGTTGTTGTGCCAGTTGAATCATTATAAGATTTTGTTAGACCAACTCCGCCATTTATATATGAACCAATAGCATCTTGAATGACTTCTAGTGAACCAGATGTAGAGATCCACTCTGTACCATTCCAGAAGTACATAATGTTGTCTTGAGAATTGTAATAAATTTGACCTGATACTGGACTCGATGGAGCAGAACCTAAGTTTTGAATTCTAGCATTGAGTAACTCATTCTTGTTTAGATCAACGCTAACTAAAAATTTTCTTGCCATTTTTTATCTCCTTTTTAGGACAGGTATGCTGTCCCCGAAAATGGCTGAGCCATTGTCAATGTTATTTGGTTAATACTATTATAGTCTATTCCAGTTTCTAACAAGTCACCTGAACTTGACTTAACAGAAACATTAGGGTGAAATTGTAAATTATGGGTAATTGATACAGAATATACTCCATTTACTGGGCCAGATATTTGGCTCATTTCCCAAGAGTACATATAGGAAACTTGCTTGTCTAAAATAAAGCTGCTGTCCACATCCCAAGAATCTGAGTCCAATGATTTTGGCCCCCAAAACCTTGTAGTTAATGTGTCAAAGTAAAAATCTCCTGGGGATCCTAATGAATTTGCTGGATTTCCTTCGCCACTTATTATTGTTCTTCCAGGAGAGCCAGAAGCTCTTACTACTACTAGTGGATTATTTTCGGTTACTATTAGGCGGGTTGCCATTATAAGGTTACCGCCCTATTCAAGGTTAGATATCCTTCTAGAAGTCTTGTTATATTAACGCTTGGGTCAATTAATACTAAATCATACGCCGATTTTGGATAAAAAAGTTTTTTAGTTCTTTCTGATGAAACTGAAATAGAAAGCTTTCCCAATGATGGAGTTATTGTAATACCGTCTTGATCAGTTAGAGTGAATGCTAATTTTTTTCCACCTTGAGTATCTCTTACTTGCATTTTAGCGGTGTGGTGATTTAATTGTATAGGGACATTATCTTCGTCTAAGTATTGAACTTCAAACGTAAATGTGGTGTTTTCGTCTACTTGAAAATTTTTTTGCGCTGCCATTTTATACCCCTAAAGAGAAATGCCCTTACACTATTTTAGCATAAGGGCATTCCTAATTGACTAATAATTACTTAGACTTAAATCCGAAGCTGTGGTCGCTAGGCGACAAAGCCTTCAAAATAACTGGGGCAATTGCTGCAAATCCAGCAGCTACTAAATCTTTTGGATCTGTATTTCCAGTCATGTAAAGAGCCATTGCTGCGGCTAAAAATGCTCTTCCGTAAGAGCCTAGTGCAGATAAAATTTGTTCTTGCATAGTTACTTTCCCGTCTTTATTTAAATCAGCTTTATCAAAATTTTTGATAGCCATATTATCATCTCCATTTGGGCGGTGTTGCCCATGAATTTTGGTTTTACCCAATACTTAATTCTACCACTAGGCAGATATATCTACAAGTTCGCAATTTCCGTCTGAACTGCAAGCCAAGGTGGCGTTTGTTGAAGTTCCATCTTCTGTTTCATAAAAAGAGAGATCTTCCCACCTAATATTCTTTGGCATTTTAGATAAAAGCTCTTCATATTCTTCTTTTGAAATTTCTTGATAAGGTGCTTGCTTATATGTATGCTCTGAGTGTGGCAGGAAAGAAATTCCAGATACTTCATCAAAATTCTTGTATACCCAAGCTCCTACTTCCATCCACTCTTCTTCTTTTACTGAAACAGTAATAGAAGGCTTATGCTCACACCAAGCTCTTTGATAAACAAGCCAAATATTTAAGTGGTCAATTGCAGTTAAATCATTTCTAACAATTGCACCTTCTGGTGCTTTTACTGGGAACGAAAATACATATGTTTCATTAGGCTTCATTACATCATCTTCTACTGGTATTCCAACTTCTTTTAGGAAAACAGAAATTGGATCTCCTTTTGAACCACGGACTGTGCGAACATAATATGGTGAATGCCATGGATGCATTCCTGAAGATACCCCGACCAATTGAGATACTGTTCCAGAAGGTTTTACGCATGTAATAGCTGCAGACTCAGGAATTCCAATTTTTTCAGCCTCTTCTTTATTAGTTTCACGAGCATACTCTCTTAAAGACATCAAGTAAGCTTCTAAAGCAACTATATCCTTCTTGCCAGACATAAACTTGTGTCCAAATTGTCCTGTCAAAGAAACACCAAGAAGTCTCTCTTCTTCTGTGTTATCTTTCCATATTTTTCTTAGGTACTTAAAATCTGTAAGAGTTGACTGCCAGGTTCCAAGTATTGTTGCAAGCCTTACTTTATTTGCAATATCTTCTTTGGTGTCTTTCTCACGCAATACTACTTCTGAAAGATTGCAAAACTGATACGGACGAAGGATAATTTCAGAGCAAGGGTTTGTACCATAATGAATATCTGGATCTCTACGACCAAACTTCGCTGCTTGTGCTTGAGCTGCGGCTACGTTGTAAATACCACGTTCACCAGACTTTGAATCATAAAGAGATTTCCACTCTGCAATAAACTGTTCCATTTCTGGCTTTCTTGAATATGCAACTGAGTTATTAGATAATGCTCGTTGTGTATTACCTTCCCACCAATTACCAGCCTTTGCTTGAGCCATTTCAATATCATTAATGTTTGACAGAGAAATCATTGCAGATCTTCTTACTCCACCAACAACTACCACTTCACCAATCTTACACATAATGTCATGACATTCAATTGGTTTAAGATTTCTACCTGCTGCATTTTTAAACTTAGCAATAGTAAAGTCAAAAAGATTTACTAGGGGCTGAGGACCAGAAGATCTACCACCCATTGTTTTTAATCTTGCACCAGCAGGTCTAACTTTAGTTACATCAATTGCTGGAATATGTCCTGTCCAAAGAAGTGCTAATAGTTCACGATATGCTTTTGCCCATCCTTGCTTTGAATCTTCGACAACAATAATAGTATCCGACTTCTCTAGTTTTTCTGGGACGGCAGGAAGCTTATTAATATACTTGTACTCAACTGAGAATCCTACACCAGTTCCGCACATAAGTACATACATTGTTTCATCAAATGATCTAGGTGAATCAACTGGCAAGAAAGCACAATTGTATCCTGCTACATTATCTCTTTCAAGTGCTACGCCAGAAGTCATTACAGATCTCATTGATGGCATAACATTTCGTTCAAATACAAACTCTTTTAATTCCGCAACAAGCTTCTCATTTGGAATGTAATTATGGTTTTCTTTTAAGTGATTGGTCATGAAAGAAAAATATCTATCTACCGTTTCTCCCCATGTTTCTCTACGTCCTTCTGCTTCTACCCATTTAGCATATCTTGATAGTGCAATAAAGTTTTCATAAGGATTTTCAATAGTATTTTTCATTTGTCGCCTTTTCTTCCGCCATACGGATTGATTAATTTTTAAGTGAAGTCTAAGTGTACCAAAGTTTTTTATAAAAGAAAAGAAAAATTATTTTTGTTGTTGTTTTTTAGTTAACTATAATATATAATACTTTATATATACATATATATAATATATGTTGATTTTTGTTGATTTGCTGACCCCCCGACCCCCCTATTGGAATTATACTATTTACATATTCTTTGTCAATAGCAAAACCATTTGACATGTTCTTTATTACAATGGTATGATTATACTTCGCTATCTCTAAAGGAGGAAATGCCAATGGAGAATATAAAAGAAAGTTTGAGTAGTGTTGTTCATCACTGGACAGCAATTGCAGTAGCAACAATGTTTTTGTTTTCAAACAGCAATACTGTTGCACTAGCTCAAGCAGAAATAGTAAAACCAAAGACAGAAGTACAACTTAAGAAAGAAACCTTAGAAAAGTACAGCAATACTGTTTATAAGCCTTCAGAAATGCTTACAGACGCAGAACTAATAGAACTGTTGTCTACAGTAGGATTTGAAGGAAAAGCCCTTAAAACGGCTTGGGCTATTGCAAAGCGGGAGTCTAACGGACGACCATTAGCTTACAATGGTAACAGAGCAACTGGAGACAGTTCTTACGGAATTTTTCAGATCAACATGTTGGGTAACCTCGGAGTAGATCGTAAAGAAAAATTTAACTTGAAGTCAAACGAGTCGTTGTTTGACCCAACTAAAAATGCAGAGATAGCGTATTACATGACCAATGGCGGTACTGATTGGTCTGCTTGGAAGGGTTTAACCCCAAGAGCAATGGAATTTTATTTAAAATTTCCTGATAACTAGAAAGGGTATATAGTGAAGATACAATATGTGTCTACGTATATAAACCTTTCTCTAGAAGGCCTTGTTCCTAAGCTTTTATGCCCACAGGATCAAGGTCTTCTATTTTGTAATGGGGACGGGGAGTCGGAAATATATCTTTACTGTTTAGAGTGTAAATATAAAAACACTTTGGGTTTACAAAAGTATGACGATATAGTAAGATTAGTAGATGAACAAACAAAGTGATTTTGAGTCATCCATACTTTCTGAAACAGATGCTATGGGAAGAGAAATTTGGTGGACAGATGCAGGAAGACCCTCAGATCCAACAAAATAATTTGGAAGACAACCTTCCAATGGTCACATATATTATGCTACACAGAATATATGATTTGCTAAGCCTAATAGCTAGTAAAGTTGCGGATCCAAAAGAAGTAGAAAAAATGATTGAATACCATGAGGCGGGATATTTGTTAGGCCCAGTTCCGTCTTTTAACCCAGGAGAAGATAATGAATAAACAAGAGCTTTTAACATTTATGATATTAGAATTTGAAAATGCAAACAAACAGGCAATGATTGGCAGCGGAATAACAGAGCAAGAAGCGGACAGCAAGAATGAGGAGTACAGGCTTTCTATAAGCATGCTACTTGCACAGGTTGTAGACAAAATGTTCGAAAAAAATATACTCTAGATATTGCTTTTTAAAAACAATTCTTGTACTATAGATTTACGCTAGTTGAGTCAATCCTGGCGTATGCATGAAAATGCAAGTAAGCCCCTGGATCCGCCTCCAGGGGCTTACGCATGCTATAATATAGATATTATGACAAGAGACTACTTTGCAAAATATATGCTTAGCCCTCAATTTCAGCAGGACGAAAATAATAAAGAGGAGCATAAAAAAGTTTGTCAGAAATGTCGAGATGGAATTATTAAATTTTACTTTAAAAAGATTATTGGGAGGAATAAAAAATAATGTTTTATGATAGAGAAGATTGTATCAAAGTTTCTTTTTTCCCCGATGATTATGGTACACAGAGTGGAGTATTTTTATTTAAAGGGTTTTACACTGACGAAGAATGTAAAGTTGTAGAAGATGCTTTAAAAAACTACGACAAGGGAATGAAGCATAAAGACACCCTTATAAGCTGGTATTCAGAGAAGGTTAGCCCAGTAATACCAGGACTTTTTGATCTTTGGGAAAAAGCAAGCGAGATGCTTTACCCAGACTATGTAATACATCCTCAAGCAAACGTATTGATAATAACCCCAGAGATGAATGAAGGAATGTTTACGCATTCAGATTCTCCAGGTAAGGGAGAATGTCATAGACTTTCTCAGGTAGATGTATGGAAGACCTGTTGCGACTTAGACTTTGGCCTAGTTGCTTATTTTGGCGACTTTGAAGGCGGAGAAATATTTTATGTAAACATAGATAAAGACGGAAACAGGAACCCAGCCGTAGATACGCAAAATAGATTATCTATAAAACCAGAAAGAGGCGACTTAGTTATACACGGAGCCTTTGATCCGCATTCACATGGAGTTATGCCAGTTTCAAAAGGAAAGCGATATGCTTTTTCAAACTTTGTATTAAAGGCAGAAGATAACCCTGGTACATTTCATAATTATAAGAGCCCAGAGTATTATAGTGAGCTCGTAGATAGAGAGTCTCCAGACTTTAATGAGTTTATAAAAAAGTGGCTTAAGCCGCTGAAAGAAAATCCACAATTTACTCCAGAAAGAATTAAAGAGTATCAAGCTTCAGGGCTAGAGGGAACAGAATTATCAGATAAGTTTATGGGTGAGTTCAAAGAGCACAAAGGAGAAAACTAAATGCTTAAAGAAATAAATACTGGTATATATTCCTGGAAAAATTATGTTCCTAAAAGCACACTAGACTACTATCAAAGCCTTTTAGACAATTTATCTGAAGACAGCTGGTATATCCACTGTAATGTCGATGCTGGCGATATATCTGGAAAATTTTTAGATGGCAAGCTAAGTTTTGATATTGTAGAAAGGCCTTTTCTAAATGAGCTTATAGATCTTTTTGGCCCAGATAAAATGTGGATATACTGCCATGGTAATTTTTTAAGGCTAAAGACTGGAGAAGGCTCAGGTAGAGAAGATAGTTATACAAAAATACTTAGTGGCTATGCTCCGTTTATTCAAAAAAAGATTGCAATATACATGAGTGAATTTTCTGGCGGTGAGATAGTTTTCCCTGAAATAAATTTTGAATATAAGCCAGAGGCTGGAGAGCTTCTTGTGTTTGACATAGATAGTAAATTAGATCATTATACTAAACCTGTTACATCTGGAACTAGATACGTCTATATGGACTATGTAATTCAGCATCCAGGTTATTATATGCCTTAAAGTGCGAAAAAAGTGCGCCGCGAGAGAAGCATATTTTAGTCAACTGTAATATATGGTTTCACGTGGAACATATAATCCACATGCCCAACTATCTGAAATACCCCTTATAAAGCCCGTAGAGGCTCTCTAAGCCTTTACTAGGCTTTTGCCTACCCAAGGGCGGGAGAGGGCCAAAAAGTCCCTTTACGACGATATCTTTTATTGTCCCAAGTATAATCAATAGGACGTATATATATCAAGGTATTATATAGACTCATCTTCGTCATCGACATCAAAGATATCTCTAATCCCGCCGATTTTTTCAATTATCTGAGAAAAGAATATACTTGCAGAAAAGAATAATAGCGTAGGTATCATAACCATTTTAAGATACTTCTTCATATATATCCTAGTCAACTGCAATTATGCTAAGTTTATCTGCGAACAATTTCCAGATCTTTGCCATATGCTCAGGCTTTAATCCATCTACTGGATGTGGAGCATCTGTATGAGTCATAGATGGAGTTAGCTCAGGTACCCCTAATGTATCTAAGATATCTTGTTGAGTAATTATTACTTCAAATCCCGCTTCTTTTGAATACTTGTGTAATGCAGCCAAGAACTCTCTATTCTGATCTATTCGCTGCTCATGTGTGTAGTAAGGACTAATTCCTTCATGCTTTAGCAGCATCTCAGTAAACTGAGGCAATGGCTCTATAATCACAACACGAGAGTTAGGAAAGTTTAACTTAATATTGTCGATAAATGCTTTTACTGTAGCATCTGCATTTTTATACTTAGGTAGAAATGTCCTAGTGTCAACATACCCCATCCATAAAGCCAATACTCCATCATCTTTAATTATTGAGAATGGTTGTGAGGTATGATTAACAGTTCTAGCAATTTCTACCCCAGAAGACATCTCGTCTTCTTCCCGCATTTGCTCAACACTAAATCCATGCATCTTCTTAGCAGCTTTAGGCCAAGGTATAAAAGTAACATCATGCTTTTCTGGATAGTAGTGCTCAATTGCTCTAGACAGATGACAATCACTAATCATATATACATTTTTCATTTTATTCAAATACCTTTCCTACTGCAGCATATTGTTTTGTAAGAAAATCTTTTAGGATATTATTTTCCATAAAGATAATAGAAACCTTATTTTCTAAATTTTGTACAGAATGATCCTGATGTTTTTTGAACCATACAACGTCTCCAGCATTTAATATAAATTTTGTTTCAGAACCTTTTGTTGGATTGTCATACATAGTCCACTCTGATTTTCCCATGCATTGCCAATGTATTACATCAGCTTCATCTGAATGCCTAGTTGTTGGGCTACCACCACCAGCTCCTTCTAGAAGCAAAAGTGTAGTCTGTACATTATAGACACTAGAGCACTCTTTATAAAAATTATCTACAGTCTTATCTTCAAAAAAATATTGAGGAGCTATTTTCATAGACCCTAAAGGCTTTCCGTCCTCACTATTTGTTACATCTTCTTGTGTTTTATATGCTTTATAAAATAAAGAAATATCTGGTGGAGTTGCATAATTTCTAAAAATTATATGCTTATTTAACTCAAGTTCAGCAAGTGCTTCTTTAGATTTAATATTCATTTTATAATCCTTTTGCGTCCAGATTAGCTTTTAGACCTGAGTAAATTTCCCATGCCTCCCAGTTGTCCTGAGCATAAGATTTTTTTACTAGATCGTCTATAATTTTCCTTGCTTCTGTTGTTTCACGAGGCCTTCTGTTTCTATTATTTTTTAAATCAATTTGATAAAATATGTCTTTAATTAAAACTTCTTCAACAATAGGGCTAATGCCAAAGTATTCCGCAACTTCTTTTATAAACTGATTATGGTTTTGCGTAACAAATTCAAAGCTAAATAACTTTATGTTGTCTATTGCCTCTATATCTTTGAAAAAATTTATGTACTCTCTAGAATGAGAATCTATTGTTAAAACAACAGCTTGAGTATCTTTTATATCGAGGAGTTCTGCTTTTTTGTTATCGAAGTCTCTGTGCCCAGATGTGTTAATCCATCTTTCTGCACCAGATGCAATAGCATCATATGGATTTCTAATAATTGCAATCTGCTTAGCACTTTCATCTATTTCTGATCGTATATGCTTGCCGCCAATTGCTCGTTCCTTAAATGCTATGTTGAGTGCCTCTACAGCAAAGTTCATCCCTGAGCCTGCTGGGCTTACTACTACTATTTTGTTCATAATATTATTATACTCTTTTTATATTGTAGGGATACTGGGACTTGAACCCAGACTCTATTGTATATAAGACAAGTGCTTTCACCATTAAGCTATATCCCCTAGTTTGTATAGACTTGCAGAAGTATTCCGCATATACATACTAGGATTGATATTACACCTATCCAAAATATAGTTTTCATTTTCCGCCCTTTATTAGCTTATTGATGCAACTAACGCAAAAGTTTTCTAGTACGCCTTTTGAGTTTAATCTTTCAACGTATTTTGGTCTATCACAGAAGTTGCATTTCATAATTTAAGTATATCATATTTTTAGTTGACTGCTATTTGAGATCTTACAAAATGTTAATAAATTTTTAATATGTATGATACACATATTTGAAATGTCCGTTTTGTCTGCATAGTCCGCACATATGTTTAAGGGCTTGAGCGTGAGTGTGATGGACCTCACAAAAGTTTTTTGACGACACGCCCGAGAAACGGGCATAAATGTCAGTCCCCCCTGCTATGCTTAAGGTATAACAAAAACAAACGAAAGGGGTCACACAATGACTCAACTAACCGAAACACTATTTAGCACTATCGTGCACGATTTCCACAATGGTGGCGTAAAGTCATCTTATGGATTAGATGCGTACACACGCAAGGAAATCCTTGCCTACCTTATCCGCTCTAAGGGTTGCGAGTGCATCAACTGTCTGTGAGGTAAATCACACGACACACCCTAGCAACCTCCCCAATTTGTCAGCCCCATACGCTACAATTACAACATAACAACAACGAAAGGTCAGAATAAATGACACTAGATGAATACAAGGCGCTAGTAGAAGCGCAACGCAAGGAAAGCCTTGCACAAGCCCTATCCGCACTAACAAAAGAGGTTAAATAATGTCATACGCATACTCATACCAAACCAATAGCGTGTCTAAGTGGGATACTATCCAAGAGGATGTCGCAGACCAATACACTTACCTTGATGAGGTAGATGAGGAACAACCTCCACTAGATGAATTCTATGATGAAGATTCTGAACAACTAGCACAACTATTCGCACTAACATGGGAGAACTAACAATGACTATCACTTACTCACTATGGGACGGGGCACAATTCCTCGGTTTCTTTACCGCTACTAGCGCAGATGAAATGCTAAAGGTAGTAAGCGACTTACAAAAAGTTTCTAAAAATGTAGTAGCACATATGCGAAAGGTAGAACAGAACTAATGACAATAGAACTAGATGACTACGGCTTAATGATTGACCTAGGTGATTTTCTCTATGTATCTCTATCATGGGCGTTTATTATTTTGACCGCCGTTATTCTTGTCGGTGCTAAGGTATACAATAAGATAAAGAGTAATAAGCAAGTAGCCCCTATCGGCTTTAACAATGATGATGATTGGATGACTAAATGAATCGCTTACTAACTACACTAGTGCAACTATCTATCGCTATCCCCGCCCTATACATGATGAGGATCGTGTACCATGATTTCAAGGCAGAGATGCGAGAGATGTGGCAAGAATCACACTAGGGTAACGGCGTGTCGCCTTGACAAAGGCGTCAGCTGCCCCTATCTTTTGTGGGGGGTTATCCACAGGTTAAGAAGGTCTGTGGAAAACCCCTGAAATTTTGTGAGATTTATCACATAGGCTGAGCGTCTCACATCTTGGAATTACTCGCTAGTAAGTAGCCAAATGTCAGCCCCTTAGTGTAAAATTCCTACTATAACAACAACGAAAGGGGTCATACCTTGACCATACTAATCTCATCAGAGGTTTTAGAGAATAGAGAATTATCTAACTCTAATCCATACATGTATCAAAAAGCAAAAACTTATTTGCTATCATGCACAATTTGTGCGAATAACTATTTAGAAATTTTTGCAAAAGATGCAGACTTTACTAAATTTACTTGTGAGGAGTGCTGGTAATCATGGCAGTTTATGAGTTTAATGCTTTTATAAATGTAGAGGCTGAATCCTATGATGATGCTATTGATACATTTCAATTTCAATTAAAATACGGAATAAATCAAAATAATGTTTATGTTGCCGACATAAGAGATTTGGAGTTAAGCGAATGAAATCAGATTTCGAAAAAGATTTAGAAATTAAAGAAAGTTTTATTGATTTACTAAATGATGTTTATCCTACTGTAAAAATTGGTTATTCAACTTTTACACCCGCCGAAATTTTAGAATGTTGCGACCCAGTAGCATTTGCAATTGGTTTAGTAGAACACGCAGATTATTTAGCAGAAATGGAAAACGAATGAGCGACTTATTTGGATTTGAAAAAGCAATTCAGCTCGATCATCTTAGCGATGAACAAATAAATCAATTAGAGGAAATTCTAAAAGATTATCAATAGATAGCGGCGTGTCGCCTTGACAAACAGGGCGGCACCCCCACATATGCACGGGGTCGGGCGTGTCGTTATGAAGATGTTATAAAATCCCCCGAAATTTACGGCGTGTCGATTTGACAGGGTTATCCACAGATCTCGGGCGTGTCGTCCACAGGCTAAATGTGATTACTATCACACGGCTTGAGCGTCTCATTATTTGGATTTACTGGCTAGTAATTATCTTTTGTCAGTGCTATCCGCTATAATTGCTACTATCAACAAACGAAAGGCGGACTCCATGTCAGCAAATGTCTACACAATCGAAAGCCTACTTGTAGGAAAAATGTATCGCTCAAATTCTCTTACTGGAGAAATTATCTCAGCAGAAAAAAATGATAGTGTCTGGTATGCAAATGCAGATACTTACAAAGTGCAGGTACGCCCAATTTATTCTGCACCGCTAAATCTAAAAGATACTTACCGCTATTTAGCCGTAAAAACTTCCGATTAAATAAAATCGAAACAGGGGCAGTTTAGAGAGTGTTCTCGCCCAATGTCGTAAGTAAGAACTCTCACCAATTTTTTAACGAAAGGAAAACTATGCTAAACATAATCGACAAAACCGATTTCTATGAAATCGCAGATGAGCAACACTTTTGCTGTGATGAAAGTCAGTTTAAGTATTACTGTATCGAACACCTAGAATTTATGGGTTGCTACTTTTGCGGATTTGACTATGACAAAGATTGCGAGGAACAACACTAATGGGATACATTGAGATTTTTAGAATGGATCAAGACGGGGCGGGTTGGGTAGATTTATCCGAAGCCACCCCCGATGAACTATTTACTATTGAGGTTGGGCTACTTAATGAGGGAGCCTTATTCACTAGCCCCGAAGCCGACTAAATGTCAGTGGGCTAGGCTATAATAAGCAATAACAACAACGAAAGGAAAACTATGATTAACTCAGTAATGACTATCGAGTGCGTGGATTGCCACGGATACGGAATTATCTTTTTTGGTAATGATAACGACTATGATTGCGAGCCATGCGATTGCGTGGAAGAATTGGAGAACAACTAATGTATAAATTAACTTGTGCTTATGACGGACACGCTCCTCATTGGTCAGCAGAATACGAAAACGAATTTGGTGCATGGGAAAACTTTTTCTTATTCACCGATTGGGGATTTGCTAACGAATACTCAACTGTAAATATTTACACGCCAACAGGCAAATGCTATACAAAAGTTTTCTACAGAACAGGAATGGTATCAGTTAAATGATGACACGAAAAGATTATGTCGCAACCGCTGAAATTCTAAAGTATGTAAGCGATAAAACTCACCCCGCTGTTTTTTCTAAAATGGTAAATGATTTTGCGGAGATGTTCGCAAAAGATAATGAGCGATTTGATGTAAAACGATTTCACGAAGCGAGTGGATACAATGTTCCAAAATTCACTTCGAGATAAAGTAAAACGCATTCAGGAATTGCGCCGCAGTAATGCGGCGCAACCTGTTCGCAATAAAAAAAAATACACACGCAAAATAAAACATAAAAATAAATTTGACACTTAACGCAAAATCCCGCACATAGCTGCGGGGTCGGGCGTGTCGTTAAGGACGTGATGTAAATCACCCTGGAATTTTGGGCGTGTTGTGGAAAATGTCAGTGGCCTATGGTATTATTCTCTTAAATCAAACGAAAGGCTCATCCCATGGATTTTTATGATGACTACTATGAAACAGATATGATACGCCCTGACGCTAAGTCATGCTATTGTACTAACCATTCTATTTGTACTAATTGCACTAAGGGGTATAACTAATGACTAAACTAAAAAGATCTAATGATAGAAAGGTGGCTAACCTTGTCACAAAAAATGGAAAGCAAGCCGCAATTGCGAACACGTTCGGGCTCCCTGCAGGAAAGAATTATTCATGCCCTGGTGCCACTAGTATTTGTGAGAGTGTTTGCTACGCAGGAAAACTCGAAAAGGTATTCCCAAGCGTTAAAGTAAATCTATTGCATAACTGGGAATTACTAAAAGACGCAGACGGTGAAACTATGGTGCGTCTACTTAATGAAATGATAATTGACTTCAAGGCTGATTGTGTAAAGAAAGACGCACCTATGCTATTCCGTATCCACTGGGACGGAGACTTCTTCAATGATACTTATGCATATGCATGGAAAATAGTTATTGATAAGCATGAGGATGTTCAATTCTGGGTTTATACTCGTGTAAAGTCTGCGGCGCTTATTCTTAAGGATGTATCTAATCTATCGCTATACTATTCAACGGATGATGATAATAAAGAAATCGCATTCGACTTAAAAACTAATTCAAAAATCCGCCTTGCTTATCTTGGTAAGACATTCGCTGCAACCGAAGACACAATGAAAGAATTGACTGGTAAGCCTGGTGCTAAGTGTCCTGAGAATATGAAGAGTATTCCACTTATCTCTAGCAATGGGTCCGCCTGCGTATCTTGTGGTCTATGCGTATATGGTAAAGCGGATATTAGATTTTCTGCGAGTAAAAAATAATGTATGAGGTTATTGGTATGATTGGCGGATCTATGGTAATTCTTATATCGCTCCTGCCAATTTTATTAGCTGCATATGTAATATCTAAATTGTAACAGCGTGTCGGCTTGACAATGTCAAGCTGGCCCGCAATGTTGCGGGGTTATCCACAGGTTTAAGGGGCTTATCCACAAGCCCCTGGAATTATGTGAGATTTATCACAAGGCTCATGCGTAAATAGATTAGGTAATGTCAGTGGGCTATGTTATAATTCTCTTATCCAACAACGAAAGGCAATAAATGAAAATAGAACACAACCTAAAGTTTGTAACTGAGTTTGCAGACGGACACCCAATAACTGCACGGGTAATGGCACTTGATGAGTCAATGCGTACTGAAATGCTTGAAGGTATGCTAAAGGATTTAGTAGGCTCTCGCTTGCAACCAATTCTTGATGAAATAAATGCCAATGGCTCATACGCAATTCTAAAGGTTGCTGAATAATGGGAAGTGTAACAGCACTAGGTATTCAGGACAGTGTGTTAGATTTAGAAACACAATTAGCCTATCACTTACAGGGTAATCACTATCCACCCGTTCCACTATCTATGGTACCAGTATGTATTCAGGCAATAGATTTTGCTTATGATGAAATGTGGGATGAAACTATTGAAATGCCTGATGGTATTTCTTATAAGGGTGAAACATGTGCGCCAGTATGGGCGATCATCGAGGCTCACCACTTACACTTTTGGCTACCTGAAAGTGACTAAGGTCACACAATAACTTTCTCAAATAATGAGATGGGGGTTGATAAATGTCAGCCCCCAATGCTACAATACTACCCTACAAAGAAAAGAGGCAATAAATGACAATACAAGATAAGTTGTATCAGGTTGGAGATTTATTCACTACCCTAAAGTCAAAAAAGACGGGCGTGATTAAAGAAATCCACCCACAAGCATCTGGCTCGGTGCGTGTGCTACTAGAAATGCCAACAAAGGAAACTCGCTGGACAACAGTATCAGCAAGCACCCTAGCAGGTAATTAGCATAGGGCAGGGGGGTCGCAGAAATGTCAGACCCTCCTGCTATACTACTCTAACAAACAACCAACCAACGAAAGAGAGAAAATAAATGGCACGACAGAAAGCAATTAGCGTAAAGATAGCAACACCAAAGGTAATCAAGGCACTAGAAACTCGCTTGACAAAGTTAAATGCCGATTACGCATCACAAGAAGCCAACGAAGCAAAGCACGAAAAGGCTTTAGAAAAGTGGCGCAAAGAAGTAGGAAAGTTCGCTATGGCTAATTTTGCTAAGGCAGAAAACTTCCGCACAAACTATCGCTCATGGAATAAGACACTTAATGTTGATTTCGATTTAACAGTTAATGAGTCAGACTTTCCTAAAGAGCCTGAGAAGGACTACGAAGTTCTCCACCGCCACTCATACAATGAGATGAAAGAGGAATTGGAAAACGCAATTCGTATTCTAAAGATGACAGATGAGGAAACAGTAAGCACAAGCACTTACAATGCTATTGCTCGTTATCTCTAAATAATCCAACGACCTGAGTATGTCGCCAAACTGCTCTCCCTTTTGGGACAACTACTAACAAAGGTAATACAATGCGGTTCAAGATAGAAATGTATGACGAAGTAAAACAAAACGACTTAACAATTTATTCTGATGAAGGCTATGACAATGAAAGCCTAAAGGAATTAGTTTTCTCAAACTTAAAAAGATTTGACGGAAATGTTAAGGCTTTTGTTTATGATCAAAAAAATAAAAAGAAAACATCAGCAGCGTTCTTTCCAATGGAAACAGTAAACTATGTAAAGTCCTTATCTAAGTGAAAGGTGGGGCAGCTAATTCTGCCCCGCCCAAGCTTGGCCCGCAATAATGTGCGGGGTTTTCCACAGGTTTAAGAGGGCCTGTGGATAACGCCTGGAATTTGTGAGATTACTCACATGGATCAATTCGGACATATTGTAACTAATCATAGACAATGTCAGTGGGGTCTGTTATACTTACAACTAACTAAACGAAAGGTAAAAATATATGGCTCACAATCTCGAAACCGAAAACGGCGAAGTTGCTTTTGCATTGCGTGGCGCACCTGCATGGCATAATCTTGCTAATCGTATCTTCACACAAGATGAAGATGTTACTACTCAAATGATGTTAGATGAGGCAAAACTATCTAACTGGAATGTTCGTCTATCTCCATTGACCGACCACATCTCAGATACATGGAATGATGTATCTAATGCTCAATTAGTTATTCGTGACAACCCATTCAATAGCGGAACTGATGTTCTTGCTACTGTTGGTAAGCGTTACAAGCCTGTGCAAAATGAAGAATTGTTTGCATTCGCAGATGCAATTCATGATGCCAATGCTGATTGCCGTTGGGAATCTGCTGGCTCACTTCGTAGCGGTAAGGTTGTTTTTGGTACTGTGGATATTCCTCGCACAATGGTGCTTGACCCACAAGGTGCAAATGATGAAACCAAGTTGTATCTAATTGTTTGGACATCACATGACGGGTCTGTTGCGGTTCAGGCTGCAGTTACCCCTGTTCGTGTAGTTTGCCAAAACACATTGAATCTTGCAATGCGTAATGCTAAGCAATCTTTCAAGATTCGTCACACGCAATCTGTTGAAGGTCGCATTCAAGTAGCCCGCGAAACTCTTGGGCTTGCTCTTGGATACTTTGATGAATTTGAGAAAGAGGCTCAGGCTCTTTATTCTCAATCAATTACTGATGCTGAATTCTCAAAGTTAATTCAGACAATTTATCCTAAGCCAGATAAAGATTCTGCTAAGGTTGCGCTAACTAAGTGGGAGAATAAGGTTGTCCTTCTTGACAATCTTTATCATAACTCACCAACTAACGCTAACATCAAGGGAACTAAGTGGGGTGCGTTCAATGCACTAACTGAACGCCTTGACTATTATCGTTCAGGTCGCGGAAATTCTGAAACACTTATGGCTGGTGCATCAGGGTTTGACCCAATTCTTACCGCAGAAAAAAATAAAATTAAGAAATTAATTTCTGCGTTTTAATAAATAAATTCCTGAGCATGAATAAAAACTGCTCACAATTTTTTCTAGGTCCATTAGCTCAGTTGGTTAGAGCGCTACCCTGTCACGGTAGAGGTCGACGGTTCAAGTCCGTTATGGATCGCAAATCGCCCGCAATATTTAGGGACAAAAAAGTGTGTTAAGTGTCACATAAAAAAATCCCTGGAATCTATAGACAAATGTCAGTGGGACCCTGTATAATTCTCTACATGACCAACGAACTAGTATCAAGCGTATATACATTTGTCTGTGACCCAGATGAATGCGATTCTTTAATTCAATTAACATCATCTGATGGATTTGGTTTTCCTTCAGGTGTGACAGAACTCACATGCCCTTGCGGACGTAAGACCACCTTATTGTCAGTCGAGCATGCTACAATTACACCAACAACAACGGAAGAGGTAAAAATGGAAACAACTACAGACAATCACTACATGACACGAGAATTCCTTGAGTCACAGTTAGTAGATAACAAAGCCCGCATTACACAGTTAGAAGAGCACATCCAGCGTATAACTCAGCGTGATTATGCAACTGCAGGAACTCTAAGCAAATTGCGTGATGACATGAAGGTATTCACACTCGAAGGCCTTGATGACGAATCTCTTACAGAATTTCAAGCAGAAGAAATTGCTGGCATCTGTGGATTTGAACTAACAAATGAGTTTGAACTAGAAGTAACAGTTCTATATTCAATTACAGTTAATGCTCGTGATGAAGAGAGTGCACATAATCTAATTCATGATATTGATTTTGACACCGTGTCTTATGACTCAGACGGTATTAGTTGGCTATCATCATCTGTAGATAGAATTGAGAACTAATGTTAAAAGAAGGAGAAAACATTGTTTACCTTAAATTAAGAATTCAAAATGAAATAAAAGATTTAAGTTTAAATCATCCTGAATTATTAGAAGAGTATAAGCAAGATGCAATTAAATCTATTTTTAATTCAGCTATCCTTAAAGAAACTTTGTCCGTTAAAGAGTTTAGGGATTTAGTGTCAACAGTACGACCTGATTTTTATGAGGGGTATACGATTGAAGATGCAGAAGCGGAATGGGAATCTATAAAAACAGGCATGATTATTGTTTCTCTTTTTGTTGTGATAGTTGGCGCTCTTATACTTAAGTGGGTGTTCTAATGTACTTTGAACTTACCGCTCCATCTCGTGTAGCCTTTGCGAGGGCCATTTGGGATGCAGAAATAACTGGACTAGACCCTGAAGCAATGAGTGCATTGACATTCAACATAGGAACTGGTAGTATTGAGAAAGTAAGTAGGATTCGTGATAAGTATAACTTAATTGAATCTTATGTAAGCGACAGTAAAACTACAGGATACTAGGAGATAAAATGTCAGACTATAAAGATGGTTTTGAAGATGGGTACAAGTTTGCCCGTGAAGAAATTATAGAAAAACTATCAGAGATTGATATCGCAGATATTGATACATGGATTCTTGATCGTCTATCTGACATGATAGAAGGCGGAACGCTATGAACGAATGGGTTGGGTGCGATAAGTGTAACTCAGTAGTACCTGCAATGTATTTAATTAAAATGGTTAGCGGAGAGCTTTCTTTCTGTGGACACCACTTTAATAAGTTCAAGCCTAGTCTTGACAAAATCGCTTACGAAGTGATAGAATTAAACAAAAAGGAAGAAGTACCTCAACTAGTAGAAATGGCGGAATAAAATGGGAGATAGAGCAAACTTCGGATTTAAACAATCCAATGGAGAAACAATTGTGCTATACGGACACTGGGCTGGACATGGAATGTTAGAGCGCTTAGCAGATGCTGTTGAAGCAGCACGTTCTAGGTGGGGAGATGAATCATATGCTACCCGCATTGCGGTTTCGCATTTAGTTGGAGAACAATGGCAAGATACAACTGGATGGGGATTATCTGTTAATAACATCCTAGACAACGAGCACAAGATTCCTGTGATTGACTGGAATACACAAACGTTTTCACTGCACGAAGAGGCGCCTTGGTCCGAGTCGACAGAATATAAGGTCCGTGGAATGCAAGACGAGCCCATATTCAAAATGACATTGGATTCATTTATTAATAAGTACTCAAGGGTTAATGCATAATTAATCTAAGGGTGCCCCTATAGTCATTAATGGCCAGGGGTTAAATAAAGCAGAGTTCTTTTACTTTCGTTGGTGAACCTCTAGCAGCCTATGTAAAACCCCAGTTATGGAATAAGCCCCTACAGCTGGGGTTTTTGCATGGCCCGCAAAAGACTAAGGGTAATATATTTCTTTTACGGTGTCAATATGAAATCGCCTGGAATTTTGTGATCTTGACCACATGCATACAAAATGTGGTGTGAAACACACCCAAATAGTATTCCATTTGTCAGTGGTCCAATGTATAATTATCACATATCAACGAAAGGATATAAAATGCCAAATTGGGTATTTAATGGATTAACAATTGAAGGTAATCCTGAGCAAGTAAAATCTTTAATCAAGCAGATGAATAAGCCATTTGTTTATTCTATTACTGCATTAGGTGATTTATCATATGATGTCAAGCAGACTAAGTATATTAATCCTATCTTTGCTTTTCATAATATCTATAACTATAGAGATGCTGGTATTACTGATGAGGTATATCATGGACAGCCTCCTCGTTCCACCGATTTTTCTCAGGCAATGAAGTTTGAAACCAATGACTGGTACAACTTTAATGTGCGTGAGTGGGGAACCAAGTGGGATGTTGCTGTAGCAGAGGATAATAAGTATCCTGATACAACTATTGAAGAAGCAGAAAATGGCGAGAACTATGTAGTTCATTACAATTTTAATACTGCATGGTCACGACCTCTTGGCGCTATTGAAAAACTATCTGCACAATACCCAACACTACTCTTTACTTTATCATATGAGGAAGAGACAGGTTGGGGTGGAGAAATGGAATTCCTCCGTGGTGAAGTTATCTCAGAATCAGAATACGATAATATGTGCCGTGATTGTGATGCAACTGACCAAATGGAATACTGCGAGAATGACTGCGGTGAAATCTGTAGCAACTGCAACTGGCTTGGCGAGGCAGACCTAGAGGCTGTCGCAATTTGTCAGACCCATAAGATATACTTAGACACTAAAGTACCCGAATATAGAAAGGCGGAAGCATAATGGAAGCATTTACAGATACAGTAGGAGAACATATCCTTGGAGCAATTCAAGTAGATATTGAGCAACATCTCTTTGAACAATGGAACAGCAAAAATTTAGATGAGGGTAGCGATTATGCTGAATATATGTTCATGCAATTTGCTCCTGATAGCCTAAAGCAATCATACAATGAGTATTATGGCTATATTGAGGGAGATGAGTTTCTATTATGATTACATCACAAGAACTACTTGACTATATGTATGATGACAACTTAAGTCATTTTGACGACAGAGACACATCAGATGATTGTGATTGTTATATTCACATAACACTTAATACTATGCTTAAATACATGGAGGCAATAGAATGTTAGGATATACTAAAACAGATATAGATGAAATGGGGAATGCTATGCATGACGCCAAGCTTTTCTATATTCTTAAATCAGATATCGTTCGTGTTGATGAAGATCCAATTGTGGACGGGCTACTAAAAGCACAAGACTTTCTACAGGGCTTATGGGCAGAAGGGTACTTTGACTAATGAAGTTTGGCGATGCTATGGTTCTTGCTCTACTTATTCAAATCCCGTTGATTCCCGTGGTTGCTTTTGTTGATTGGATTAATGCCCCTGATAAACCAGATAAAGTAGTTTGTTATTATCAGGGAGGGTTTGGACATTTTGATGACCCAACTGTACACAAATACACAACAATTGGAAACTGTTCAATAACTCATAAACAAAGATACTTTCTGAAAAAGGAGATAATTAATGACTAAGTCATCTTATTTCCTGGAGTATATGAAGTTACATCTAATTAGTCTTAATCAAGATTGGGAAGATTCTAAAAATAGCGTACCTTTAAATGAAGATGAATATGACCCTTCAGATGATTACTATGTAGGAGCAACTGAGGCTGTTGAACATTTATTGTCAGTGGCTACTGATATAATGAATTCTTCTAACGAAAGGTATGAATAATGAATATAACATCTAGAGAAGTTACTTATCGTTCCGCCGTTGAACAAATCTTTTTTGAGGACGGGACAGAATTGGTAATCACAGTCGGTGCTCCTGCCGAAGGCGGAGGAGATATCGATATTAAATATGATTGGGTAGAAGGAAAGCCTGATTGGGCAAACAACTTAAATGAATCAACACTAGTGAACTATGAGGTAATCTAATGAATGCAGAAGACATTGGGCTCCCACCTCATTTGCAACGCATGGTCAATGCAGGTGTTAGTGGATTAGATATAATGCACGGAGAACTAAAGAATCTAATGTTAATTGCTGAGCAAGACCTAGCAAGCGCATTAGAACAGGAGGAATTGTCTGAAGAGGCAATGGATTCCATGGTCCGCACAGAATGTGAAGGGCGCCTAGACATGCTAGTAGAACTATATAATCTAACATACCAACTATCATTTGCGATTGGAGCACGGGATGAAGCCTGACGATAAAGATAAACTAAACAAATGTTTAGAGATTCTAGACAGCACTGACTTAGGTCTATCATTAGTTTGGTTGTGGACATGGTCGACAATTGACAATATCTTAAATGATGACAACTACAAGGCCAAGGTAACCAAGGACCAGATGTGGGACCACCTCTGCGAGGCTGTGGAGGCTGGCCAAGGGTTCTCTTTGGAGTGGGGAGCAGAACAACATCAAGAAGAAGTTTTAGACTGGATGTTAAACAGGGACTACATCGTAGACCCCGAAGATGAAGATGAGGAGGACGAAGATGAAGATGAGTGATGACTATATTAATGATCAATTAAACAAGGCTCAACAATTGCTATGGGGTGGCAGCGAAACTGAAAACATCGAAGCCCATAACATTATATCTAAACTAATTAAAGACAGAATAGAACAAGTTTCATAAGGGCAGAAAAAATGGTTTACGGCGACTATTTACAATTCCGTGGAAAGTTGCTATAATTAACAAAACAACTATCTCTTGAAAGGGGATTAAAATGACAACAAAGCGTGAATATCTAAAGCAGCAGGGCATTACAGTTGGTGTGCGTGGGCGCTTCTCAGGAGCAGCCAAGGTAGCTCTAGCTGAGGCGGAGGCCAAGGGCGTTAAGTTTACTGCAGAGGCACCTGTCAAAAAGGCGAAGTAGTTCTGGGACGGGAGTCAGGGCTTCGTTGGTCCTTGACTCCCTCCTTTATTTTTGGTACAATCAATAGTTAAAGAACAGGGGCGGACATGGCAAAGACATCATCAATCGAAACAAAGGCGGCAGAAAAAGTACTGGAGGCTATGGATAGTCATTGGTTTAATCCAACTATCATGGCACGGGAATTAGTCAATGGTTGTGGCTATTATACTCAATCTAAGGTAATGGAACTAGTAGTAGAAATTATCAAACAAACGGCGGGACAGTTTGATAATGCGTGGGAAGAAGGGGTTACATCAGAAGCCCTATTCATGGCAGATAGACTAAATGACTACATTGCTAACTTTGAACCAATAGAGGCATAGCCAACATATAGATCAAGACCGAAAGGATATATTTATCTAAGTATTACTCTTGATCATATAGCCCAAGATATCCATAGGATCTACACAGGTCCTGTGGATATCTTTTTATGTATGGGCATGTGGGCAAAATTATCCGTTTACGACCAAGCTTAAAAAATCGCTGGAATATTTGGCAGAATATAATAAAATGAATATAATATCTATTAAAACATATAATGAATTAGGCATAATATAGCCAGAATCTGTCAGAATTTATATCAAAATTTTATATAAAATATGTTGACAATGTGGGCCAAATATGCCTTTTACGACGCTATTGACAAATTCGCTGGAATATGCGCTATGTCTCATATAAGTCCATATGGCCCTATTGACATTACGACCATCATTATGATAAGCTCAATTACATAGTAATGTTTATCTTAGTATAACTATAGTATATGGATCTGAATCTATAGTATATATTCTCCACTATACTCCACTTTACTCCACATTAGAAGCCTTCTAGAGGCTCATACAAGGGAGATAAAGGGGAGGGGGATATAGGAGTTAGAGACCATATTGCTATATTTTCTAGAGCTTTATCCTTGGTCTATATTACTTGCTATGGACTAATTGACATTCCTTGCATACATGATCTACAAATATCTTAGTTGACAAGGATGTATGTTCTATCTTAGTCTTGGGATTAGTTCTCTTGAATATATCTCTTAATAGTTCTATTGGTGAAGTTCTTACTTCTTCTGGTAGCCCGCCGTGTTTGTGAAGAATTTTCAATAGGATGCCTGCGATGAATATGTCATCGCTAAATGCCATCCAGGGAAATAGTATATCAAATGGGTCAATTGGGACAGATAGGTACATAACGCACAAAACGGCTATGATCTTTATATGTCTAGGACATCTGTCAAATTGAGCTTTATATGGCTTAAATACCTCATTAAGGTTCTTCATTGCCAGAAGCCAACTACTATGTATTTAGTTCCTGAAATGATTGGATCAGCAGAATGAGAGAACTCTGCATTGGAAGGAAATACAAATAGGCTGCTAGCTTCTGGTTTAGTAGGTGTACCTATCTTAGTAAATGTTATGGTTCCACCTTCGTAATCATCATTTATGTATAGAACAATTGATATCTGTCTTGGGAACTCATCTGTCTGGTCTGTATGCTCTTTAAAGTATTGGCCCTTTTCGTACCTAACTACATGGTATCCTTCAAGCTTGGATATAGGGATGTTATGGTCTAAAGAGTACTGTCTAACAATTGGATCTACCTTTTCTCTCAAAAGGGCAGTAAATTCGTCATCTATTCTGCCAACGTGGGCATGTCTAATGTCTTTAGAGACTACGCCTTCGCCATATGTTTTTACTCTAGATTCAGCAACTAATGCATCAGTCCATGTATCTTCTGGTATGTGTTTCAATGCATATTCAAGGTTAATCTCTGGTATATGTGTGATTGATATCATGTCTTTAACATTCACAATAATGCCTATCTAAGTCAGGTACTGACTTTATGGTCTCTCCCGCCGCGAATTCACTTTCTAGGCGGTCAATATACTGCTATATATCTTCTTTATCTATATCTTCAGTTAGATCTAAGTCTTTAATATCGCCAAGATCTATGTATGCTTCAAGGTTGTCTAGTATGCCCATTATTTAAGGAACGTACCTTTCCATATAGACTTCTCTACCTGACCTGCTTCAGATAGATCCTCCGCCTTTTCAATAGGCACACAATTAGGTACCTGCTTGCCGTTTTTATCTTTCATGCCTCTTTGGGTGTAGCCCCTCCAGCATGCCTTTTCAATGTTATCCCACTTGTCTTCGTCTTCGTTATCTGATAAGTAATCCATTGTATTGTCCATGTTATCATTATAGCATTTGTTGTCACATAGTGACTAGATGCTCTCTACCGCCGCACTTTTTCGCACTAAATGGGGCCTATATTAATTTAAATATGTAATGTCTGTAGATATTCTAGTGCCACTAATAACAGGATTCACATAATGCCAGCGTTGTGAATCAAATATAGCTACATGGCCAGCTGAAGGCTTTATAACTATGTCATTATTCTTTTGTAAGCTAGGGTCTTTATGAATAGAATCTTTATCTACAAAAACAAGATCGTCCTTTTCTACAAAACCAAGCTCTCCGCCTTCAAAGTCCGAAGAAAGGTACAGCACAATACTTACTGCGGGGACTATCGTTTCTCCATCAGAATCCCATGAATCAGAATGATATCCAATAAAAGCTCCAACATCGTATGTCTTAATCCAATATACTGGTATAGATATTGTATACTTTCCCATATCTAAACCAAAATGATTGGTGTAAATTTCCATTGCTCTTATCATTACTGGATGAATTTTTTTAAATGCTTCTTTGGATATTTTTATTTTTTCGGCATCTTCTTGTCTGGGACTCCATTCATTACCATCAATTACAGTATGTGCACCTAAACGACTGGTACCTTTCTCTAATAATTCTGATTTAGAAAGATTTAAAAGCTCATCTATATCTTCTTGAGAAATGCAATTGCTTAGATAAAGTCCGTAGTCTTTTATTTCCTGCACTATATTGAACATAGTACTATTATACACTATAACGGTATTTCATTTACTGGCTCTTTGGACCAATGTATATATGATCTAATATAGACTACAGCATAAGCAAGGGCTGCAAATATAAAGCCGTACTGCTCAGTAGTAAGAGCATACACTATCCAAAGAAACTCATTGAACAATAATAGTAGCCAACCCCAAATAGCTTTTCTACCCACAAAAAATATTCCAGTTACACCAATTGCTGCTAGTATCCATGACCAGTATTGCATCATTTTGTTACCCCCTCATCTGCTTCTCTTAGCCATTGATCTTCCCATAGACCTATAAGAGACTTGTTGCCAATGTCATCAAAATAGTAACGTCTTGCGTTACTATTATATGTCCAACCATACCACATGTCGCCTTCCATCCAGCTCAATGAGCCTGTATTCATTGAATCTGGATCGTTCATAATGCTATCTATATGATCATACATATGCACCTCATCAAAAATAGCATCTCTTAAAGGAGACCACCAAAATAATTTATTTACTAACCAATTAATCATTTGTCCACTTTAGCTGCAATATCTGTTCAGACATTTCTGGGTAAGATATAGCAAGCCTTTCTAATTCTTTATTGTATCTTCTCTTGCTTCCGTAAGACTTGGCTCTTTCAAGGCGTACGAGTACCTTTGTGGCTTCTTTTGGCATAGACACTTTGCTGGGCCTTACTTTACAAGTGCTAAGCATTGCTGATTCTCTAGCTGACTTTGTCATCGTTGTCCTTTTCCCACGTAAGCTTGCCATCTTTGTATACTGGCCAATACCCTAATGACCGCCAGTCCATCTTCATAATCTTAGGCTCTTTCATTATAAAGAATTTCTAATCTGGTCTGCAATAAATGCCTGTTTTCTTTCAAATGCACTTATCTTAGGCTTAGATGCTAGCCTCTTCAGATTCTTTTTTTGACGCTTCATTTTAGACTGAGAGGCTGGTACATTATTTTTTTTCATATATTTATTATACTATTTACAGGAATAGGTGTCAATACGTTTAAGATTAATTTATAAACTTTACTGCAAAAGATAGTGCTGCTCTTGGCATCAATGGCACAATCTCATGCATAAGGCCAGCTGGTACAAATATTACGTCTCCTGGCTCTAAAACAAATTCTTTTTCTAAATCATCTACTAGTATGCACCACTTAGCACTACCAACTGCTTGAACATAAAAAATTAAACAGTTATCGCTATGACGAGAAGTAGTTTTTTGAGAGTCTGCAAAATTCATTAAACTCATTGTAACAAAAGGCTCTAGATTTAAAGTTTTTAAAAAATTAATTATTTCTGGGAGCCCTTTGTAAGGATATTTGTTTGAATGATCTATACCTATGGTTAGCTTGTCATAAAATCTAACATGGTTTACTCTTTCAAAGTTTAGTAGTGGGGGCTCTTTTGTGTAAGAATCATCTTTAATGGCGCTATTAATATTATTAATAAAGTCAGACCAATCAGGCAACACAGATACTTGTTTTTTTGCATAAAGAGGTGTTTTATCTTCAAAAGCTTTCTTTATCTGACTACTGGTAATTAACTTTTTTTTCATAATTAATTCTACTTAAGAATTTGGCTAATAAATCCATCTATTTGTTCTGGGGTTGTTCCTGGACCCATTGATCTAAACTGATCATCAATTAAAAATTTAGTAAAGTTCCACGGGACTTCATCAAAATCAGATTGTGATACTAAATATTTAAATAGTGGGTGAGCATTATCTCCATTTACCTCAACTTTTGTTGACATAAGGAAGTCTACCCCATAGTTTGTTTGGCAAAATTCTTTGATCTCTGCATCGGTCCCAGGCTCTTGCTCTCCAAATTGATTACATGGGAAGCCAATTACTACCAAGCCCTTATCTGCATATTTCTTGTGAAGTGCCTGCAAACCTTCATATTGTGTAGTGAAACCACAACGGCTTGCTACATTTACAAGGAGCAACAGCTTGCCTTTAAATTGTCCTAAATCTACTTCGTTACCATTGTTATCTGTAAAGCTATAATCAAATGCTGACATGTTAGTCCTTTCAAGTAAAAGCAGGATCGCTTTATATAACAATAATACTATTATAGGGTGTATTTGTCAAGAGGAGTAGCGTTCTTCGTCTAATATTATTTCATAATATAGCATGTCTGGCAGATCGTGTCCCGCCTTCAAATGATCCTCTATATGTATGAATAAATGTTCATCATCTTTTATTACTTCAGATTTGGCTTCATCTGATAGCCAGCATGCCGCACAACATATATATCCATCTACATGAGAATAGATATAGATATCGCTATCCCAGAACCTGCTGTAAGCCACAACTATCCCATATACTTTAAATGAAAATGTTTTTCACAAACGTCTATAACTTTGCCAGTTTTAGGCTCTGGCTCTGAATACTTGCTTTCTGATGGACAATAAAAGCATGGCGGAATATTTGTGTTCATATGTATATTATACCAGATTTACTTCAATCATATTTAGACACCTGTCGCACACATCATAAGTTTTGCCAGTAAATGGGCAAGCACCTGCCCTCTTAAGCTTGTGTCCAACAATTTTACAATAAACTGATTTAAACACTGTGTTTCTCCAACAACATGTCTATAACATTATTTAAGTCTAGTACGCTATAATCATTATCAATAATGTGATTAAAGTTATAGTTATCTAAATCTAATTCGGAAGAGTGATCTGTTACTGGGCCTACCCCATACCTATTTATTCTCCACACTTGGCCGCCTACTGCTTTTATAGCATCTGCTTCGTTTTTAAATCTTACATCACTTATAACAACTTTATCTTCTGTCATGCTTTTTAATGCAAGTTCCACCCAAAAATTAATACCAAACATGTCTCTTCCTACTTCTGTTCCGAATACTTGTAGCAGCCTGCGTATCTCTGGGTGAGAGTCTTTAGCTTGGTCTAAGCCATAGGTATCTACCAAATCTTTGTATCTAAAATTACCTATTTTATCTGAATGAACTATTGGATTAAGTTTATACATAGCATCTTTCATTGGAGCTGCAAATGAGTACCTAGTGAATCCATATTTGTTTACTAAATGGTCCGCAGCAGTATCTTTACCAGACCTTGCATATCCAGATAAACCAATTATCATTTATCACCACTTCCCGCCTTAAAAACAAACTTTTGAATAACTATTCTTTCTCCACTAATATAATTTAATACTTCGTGATTAGATTCAGAAGGAAATAGAATTAGTGTTCCATTTTTTGGCTTTAAAAGAAAATTTGAATCTGGAAACTCTAGGTTACCACCCTCACACTCGTGTGCCAGATAAAATATTGCTGTCAAGAATGGCTGAGAGTGATCCTCATCTGACAAAGAAACATCAGCTATATGGTCGTTATGTAGTGGCATACCTCTGTCTGGAACAGTCCAACCAATTAAAATCCAATCTGAAAAAGAATATTTCTCATTTGGGTCTAATCCATATTCCTTAATGTACTCTTCTAGACATGGGCCAAAATCTATATCTAGCTGATTATTAGACGGCATAGATTTATCCATAACCATTCTATATCCAGTATGGTGTTCAATCAAAGAATCTTTTCTTTTTTCATACTCTTGCATAATATCTTTTTTAAGAGCAGGAAGATCTTTAGATATGTTTTCCCACACTAAAATTCTATCAGAGCGATCAACTATCATCTTTTAACACCATCCCATGTTCCTATTTTGGTAGTAGGTATACCGTTTTCTTCCCACAATCTAATTATACTAGGGTTGTCATCTACAGCATGCTTTACTTCCCAGTACTCATTTATGTGCCCAAGTATATCTTTTTTAACTTCATAATCTTCTCTATGATCATCATCTTTTCTCATAAACAATGCATCATGAGGAACATTATGCATCTTAAGCCACTTAGAAGTTAAGCCCCTATATTTTTCTTTTCTGGCGGTAACTATAATTATATCTAGACTATCGCATACTTCCCACACCATATCAACTACATCTTTGTGGGGTATACAATTTATAGAAGCTTTATGAAAATCATCAAAATTTCTTTTAAAGGAATCGCTAGACCTATCCTGATTTAATATATGATGAAGTATTGGATCTACATCAACTAATGTGCCATCTACATCAAATATCCAAGCTGGTCTTTTTATCATGCTGAAAGTATCTTTGCCAATGCATTTATTGTTGCTGCAATTCTTCCGATATCACGCAACTGCTCTACACTATAGCCTTCTTCTTTTAATGTTTCATAATGTGCTTTAACACAAAAGTGACACTTACCAACAATAGATGAAGCTAATGAATAAGCTTCAAACTTACCTTTTGTAGTCCCGCCATGAGAAGTAATAGCATTCATTCTTAATTGAGCTGGTAACCCCTTTAAGTTTACGTCATCAGCCATTTCAATAAATGGATACCAAACGTTATTCTGTGCCATGATGGCACCAGCAGTAAGGGCAGCATTTTTTTCAACTTCATCTTTTGCATTAGCAGTAATAAAGGCAAGCAGTTTACCGTTGCCTGTTGCAAATGCTGCTGCTATTGAAATATACGTAGCATGCTCTGCATCTATAGATGATCTATTGATTACAGCATCAAGATTTAACTTAATGTCTTTAGCATATTCTGGAAGAGAATCCTTAAGCTGGTCCACCCATGTCATTATAGAGTTTCTCCGCCCAAAGATCTGTTACAGGCACATAGCTCCCCTGTTTGAAGTGCATCTAGTACACGAAGAGTTTCATCTGGGTTTCTTCCTACATCTAAGTTGTTTACAGTAACATGCTGAATTGTATTGTCTGGGTCAACAATAAATGTGGCACGGTATGTAACTCCAGATGGGTGATGTACGCCAAGATCGTTTGCTAACTGGTGGCCTGTATCTGCAAATGACCAAGAGTTAGTTTTGCGTAAATCATCATGTGCGTTACGCCATGCAATCTTACAAAATTCATTATCTACTGAACCAGTCATAAGAATAGCATCTCTATCATTAAAATCATTTACTAATGCATCGTATGCAACAATTTCTGTTGGACATACAAATGTAAAATCCTTTGGATAAAAAGCAATGATCTTCCACTTTCCAGGGAAAGAGTCTTGATTTAATACTTCAAAAGAACTATCTTCATAGCTCAGGGCTCCTGGCTTTACACCAGTAACTGCAAAATTTCCTAACTTATCTCCTACTGTTTTCATTTTTCTCCTATATAGTTTATCTTACACGTGTGTCCCCAGATGGGCTCGAACCATCGACCCGCAGATTAAAAGTCTGCTGCTCTACCAGCTGAGCTATAGGAACGCTGCCCCACCTGGTCTCGATCCAGGGACACCCGAATTAACAGTTCGGTGCTCTACCAGCTGAGCTATGGGGCACAACTGACTTAAGTATATAATTTATTTCAAAGGGAGTCAATAGTTACTTAATGTGATCGATAGATTGTTTTGCTTTTGTTTTAATCCATTGACCTATTCTTCCTCTATTAACTTTTTCTATTAAAATTGGGGCAAAGCTTTCATTTTTAATTTCTGAGCCAATATACTCTTCGCCTGTTTCAAGGTCTAATACCTTATACTTTCCTGGCGCTTTGGTGTGTATAATTAGATCAACCGCCTCATCAAGTTCAGAGACGGTTGATCCATTTAGTAATTTTCTAATTTTTATAATCCAGGCCTTAAATAAAATCTAATTGTTTAGATCTTTTTTCTGCCTATTTTTTTAGGCGGTCTTTGTGCAGTATTTATCTCACGACGAATACCATGTTTATTTGTATCAATCTTTAATCCTTGTCTAGGATTTTTTCTTGTAGCCTCTCGGCTTGTTACTGCACCAGCTGCTGCACCGTTAGGTGGAGGAGCCATTCCTGTTCCATCCATTGACATTAATTCATGTCCATTTCTGTTTTTGAAACTCCAAGAGTATTTTCGGAGTCTGTGCCAAACATAACTGGTGAAGGTAGTTGGCCTGGGCCAACGTCATACACGTTTTGGTTTGGCATCTCTACGCCCATAAATGCTTCTGAGCTGCATCCACACATAGCGCACATAGATTACTTACCGTTGTTTCCTACGCCAGAACCGTCTTGTGTTGACTTATCTGATGCTGGAAAAGCTGAAGCTGGTGCCTCTGTGTAGTTTTCTGTTGGCCAAGGTGAAGTACCTGCTGGCTTTACTTCGTTAAATCCTGTTAAATTCAATCCATCTGTCATTTTATTACTCCTATAGGTTATTTATTTGAGCGGGACTAGTAATCCACTCATATGACTATTATAGCATTTAGTTGATTAGGACTTGTACTGCTTATGCCAGCAGTCATCACAAATATCTATTATCATGCCTTCTGGCTTAGATGATAGTCTAGTTGCTTTATTACCGCAGTCTTTTATCTCACAATGCCCACTAAACACTACTTAGATCCTTTTGCCTTTTGTCCTCTATATCCAGTTTTCTTTATATTCATAGATCCTGGCTTTTTCTGCCCACTAGCATATGTTCCTGCTTGTCTTTGAGCTAAAGCTCTTTGCATTTTATCTAAATGTTTTCCCATTATTTTACCTTATTCCCAAATTTTACCCAAAGTCTTTCATGAATAAAATATCCAGCTGCCTCAAAAGCTATGTATAGGAATGCTCCGATAGTAGCATATTCCCATTCCCCAGTAAATAAAAATATTAAGCCTGCAAGTACAACTAAATGAAATACTTCCCAGCTAATAGTTTTTAAAGATGTTCTTTTATTTGACTCCATTTTGTTCCCCTATCATTTCTTTTATTAAATAATGTATCGATGAAACATTATTATCTTCTGGATGAGTACTAATTAATAAATCAGTTGCACCCAAATCTTTTAGATCATTTATCTGTTTTTTAACTATATCCTTGCTTCCGCATATTGTCCATTGATCGGATCCAGGATTTTTTTGGATCATCTCTTTTATTTCTGACTCTGATTCATTTATAATTATTCTAAAAGATAACATTTGCTTTTTATTTTTTATAAAATTAGTATCGTTGTAGGAATTCTTATGCATGTTTATCATGGCCAAGTGAGTTGCATTGTATTTGTCTGCCATAAGCTTAGTCTCATTAGAATGACCGCCCATTACTATTTCTGAAACGGTATCCCCAGACAACTCAATAAACTTTGCAAGCCAGTCGTCCGTATACTTTAATCTTTTTTCTGGAGTATTGAGTTGATCGCTTACCCATATTAAGTCCTCAACTGATGTTTCGTCTTTATGAAGATCCCCTGAGACTATATTTAGCATCAGTCTGTTTGGAGAGATTGAATAAAAAGCTTTGCACATCATTGCACAGTATTCTGGGCTAATTGCATATGTTCTTATAGCTGGCATGTATTTAAATTTATGATTTACATCTAATGCTCTAGCTGCTTTAATCCAATTGTCATCTATCTTTGAGTGATAAACCAATAATATTGATTCGTAACCAAACTCATCGACAATACCAGAAATTGTTTTTAGGTGAGATATACTTGTATCTTCGCCTCTTTCCATCCAATGAAATCTCATATTCCCATTCTATCATTTATAAGATAAGGGGGCAAGACCAATAGATCCTGCCCCCTGTTACTAATTAATTACTTAACTAAAGTAACTTTAGCCTTTGGATTCTTTGCATTCCATTGGCGAGCCAACTTGTTGAAAGCATCCTTAAGTGACTTAATTGCTGCAGCATTATCTGCAGTAAGCTTAGCAATCTGAGCATCCTTTGCAACAAGTGCTGCATCTGACACTACCTTTGCATCTGCGAGTGCCTTAGCAGAAGCAGCCTTCTCTGCTGCTAGAGCAGCATCTGAAGCAACCTTTGCAGCAGCAGCATCTGCAGCAGCCTTTACAACTGCAGCATCTGAAATTGCCTTAGCGGCCAGTGCAGCATCCTTTGCGGCCTTCTCAGCAGCAAGCTCTGATACTAGATCACGAACCGCAATCTCTGCGAATGGTGCAAGTGTTGGAGCAGTCAAACCTACTACTGCACCTGCAACTGCATCTCCTGCAGTTGTTGGAGCAAACGTAATAAGTGAGCGTGTTCCAGTTGTTGGAAGAGTAGCCTTAAAGGTTGCTGTTCCAAAATCTGTAAGCGTAGCACCAGTTGTTACTGTTGCTGTGTCTAGTACTGCTGTTGCAGCAAAGACTGTTGCTGTAATTGACTTACCAGACACCTTGTTACCAAATGCGTCTGTTGCAGTTACAACGATATCCTGCTTAGTTCCTGCTGCACCTGCTGAAGGTGCTGAAACTGTTAGGTTATTGATCTTGCCAGCAGTACCCTGTACATAGTATGTAAGAGTTGTTCCACCATTGTTAATTACAACGGTTCCAATTGCTGTTGTCTTTGTGTAGACAAAAAATGTTGCAGTTGTTCCAGTGCCTGTTGCGATTGTCAAAGATGATGATCCTGACGATGCTCCGACTGGTGCTGCTGATGTGTGTAGTGCTGATACGATTGTTGCGTTAGTTGCAGTTGCAGTTACTGATGTTCCTGCTGCTACTGTTGCTACAAAGCGTAGTGCATCTGCTGCATCGATTGTATTATCTGCTGGGACTGGCAATGACGCAGGTGTAGCGATTACACCGTTAGTAGTGTTCGCTGTTCCATCTAGCGTTACCGCTACTGTCATTACTGTAGC